ATTGACGAAATTACGATTTGACTTGACATTTTTAATATCTTGATTCACTTTATTTACTTTCATCTACACCACCACAATTCATTTCAATTTTTTTTTACACACTCTATTTTTTTTATTTACTGAAAATTCGGGGAACCAAGGTTCCCCAAGCCCCTCCTATATTTAAAAAATGTATTATAATTTATAGTCATTTTTTTAGTATACAAAAATTTTTACTATTTAAAAAAAAATTGAAATGAATTTCCCAAAATTTAATAATCATAAATAAAGTTTTTGAAAATATTCACCTGTAATCTGCATATTTAGATTTTAAAAAACAATAACACCAGTAATAAAAAATACTTCTTTTTTTAGGTTTTCTCTCAATCAACTCTATTAATGAAAGAACGTGATCATTAGAGTCTCCAAATGTATCAACAACTCCGCTCATATTTTATGTCAATATATTTTAAATTCCAAATTCAGGAATTGTAAAAACATCACCATTCTTAACGTACTTGGCTATAATTGCAGGGTTTTGTTTATTTACAACAATATCCTCCGCTTGGTAAACATTTCCAAACTTATCAATGTAATACACTATTCCTTGAATGTTCTGCGCCCAAACCTCAACCTTCTGAGTCGTTGGCTTTGCCTCTTCTTGTGCGTCAATCATGCCGTGAGGCGTTCCCTTCATATGAGTACCACAATACTCACTACCATCCTTTTTTCGTCTAGTGCACTGCTCATTGCTAGCCCTCTTTGCACAACATCTATCAAAGAAAGGAACGACATTCTTAACGCGTTTTCGTTTTTGAAAATCGTCCTTCTGCAAAGACAACCTCTCATAATCAAATATAAATTGCAAAAGCTGATTATTCTGATCATTCTTTGTAAGACCCATTTGCGTGGCCTTTTCTCGAATATTATCCTTAAATTCACTAATATAAGTTTCTATCTTTTTGTTTAGGCGCTTCTCCATCTTTAAGTTATACTTTAATATAAAACATTATCTTTAGTTCAATTTTATTATATATTACAAAACCTACTTAAAGAAGCCACATTCATTTCTTTGTCTTTTTCTTCTTATTTTTCTTATTTTCTTGAATTTTTAATTCAATATTATCTGACTTTAATAATTTTTCAACATCACTTGCTATAGAATTTACAAAAGCATTGAATTTATCTTCTTTACTCATTAATTCATTTTCTTTCAATGCTGCTTCATCCAATATCTCGTTATCATTCTCTTTTTTCTTAAAAAATATATTTATTTTAGGCGTCACTTCTAAGTCTTTTTTTTTAGGACTTCTTTCTCTCTTTTTCTCTTTTATACTTGATCCATTTCCACCAAAAGAAGAGACTGAGTCTGTATCTGTAGAAATTTCATCGTTTTCCTTTTTATTTCTGATTTCACTATTTTCATTTCCATCTAAATTTAAATCATTATTAATTTCACTCATCATTAATTCTAATTTTTTTTCTATAAGATTCAAATTTTTTAAATGCATTTTATGGAAAAAATCCATGTAGTCCAAAAACATTCTTATTTTGTCTCTCAAAACCGAATTGTTATAAACAAATGTAAACACAAAATTGTCTATGTTTAGACCCATCGTTCGTTTTGTTGAGTGATCTTTTAACTCATGTTCTTTATTCAATAAATGACTATGCAAACATTTTAACAACTCTATTATATTATCATGTATTGTTAATACGAAACACAATCCATATTCTTTTACTGGATCTACGGAATCATATGCTGGCAAATCAGTTTCATTAATAGCTTTTGAAATGTTAATTAAATTTGGTTCAGTATAATTTTCAGAAATATACTCACACATCTTTTTGCAAAACTTGTAATACTCACAATAAATTCTATTATTAACAACCTTAAAAAAAATTTTTGTCTCGTCGTGTTCTCTATCTAATAATGCAATTTGAAAACGAAAGGAGTCTAAACCAAATAAATACATCTTATCTTTATTTTTATTTATCAAATCAACGTAAAAAGCAGTAATATTTGCTATTTTTACTTCCAATTTTTCAAAAATACTTGTAACTCTATTTGTTGCATCTATTACTTTTACAAAGTCCCTCTTAAGATTGTTAATCTTATTCTCCATTCAAAACTTTATACAATAAACGAATTTATTTTTTTTTAGAAATATTTTTATCGTGTTATTATAAAATGTCAGAGATAAATGATGATTCTAATACTAACATTAATACACCACATTCAGAAGCTAAATGGACCATTGATCATGAAAAAATATTTATTGAATGGGCAGATAAAGCTATGTGTTATAGATGGTTGCACTCAAGAGCGCATGAATGGTTTTCATTTATGAATGGGTTATATACAATTCCTGTTATTGTTTTATCAACACTTACTGGAACTGCTAACTTTGCTCAAACGAGAGTTCCAGTTGATTACCAAAATTATTATGCAATGGTTGTCGGAGGATTAAACATCATAGCCGGAATTATTTCTACTGTTCAGCAGTTCTTAAAAATTACCCAACTTAGTGAAGCTCACAGAGTCAGTGGTATTGCATGGGATAAATTCTATAGAAATATTAAAATAGAACTTGCAAAACACCCAGACGAGAGAGTCCATGTAAACCAAATGATTAAAATGAGTAAAGAAGAATTTGATAGATTAATGGAAACAAGTCCTTCTATTCCTGACTATGTAGTTGCAGAATTTAAAAAGACATTTAAACATATCCTAGACACTGAGGATATTAAAAAGATGATATTCCAACCTGAAATATGCGATAAATTAATACCAACAAGAGAAAGTATTAATCAATGGAATGATGCCTCCAAAATGTTTATTGAACTTGACAATAATGAAAAGAAAATTAAAGAGACAATAGCATTAAAAGATAAAACTTTAGATGAAAATAAAAAAATGGTTAAGGACTGGTGCAAATTGTTTTTAATCCACAACAAACGTCCACCAACAGAAGAAGAAATTTTAGATCAGCTAAAAGATAAACTAGACATGCAAACACTTAAAAATATAATACAAGATAATAAACAAGACAATGTTTTTAATGTATAAATTATTTATAAAGCCGGATCTGAATTAGGTAACACAAGTATTGAAAGTATCATTGTTGCATAAAATAATAAATAAGTTCCATATACACTTGAACTGACGCCATAAAATTTAAGTATTTGAATGATTGTATAAAAAAAGATTATCGCTAACCCTATTATTGTTATAATTCTTGCTGCTGACATATATTATTATATTTATAGAAGAAATAAATATAATTATTTTATATAATATTCACCATTTTCATCCCAAGTATTTCCTAATGTTCTTTTGTCAATATAATGATACGATATAGGAACCTGTTGGTTATAGTCTTTTACAACCCAATATGGCGCATCTTTTAATATTCTACCATCATCCAACTCTAACTTTCCAATGTAAATGCTATCGTGCAGATCCGCCCATTTGCCATCATAATCCGTTATTCGTGTTGTTTGTCTTTCAATAGAACTATTATTTTCTTTTAAAATTTGTTTTTTAAATTCTGAATTGTCTGTATCATCATTTGGATAATTTAAAGCAACATATGTGTCTCCCATAAAAATTGCAAAACGAACTATACCACCTTTATTATATTTTCCCATCTCATTTTCTGTTATTTTTTTTTCATTTCTAAACTCAACCGACTTATTTTTTGACCATCCACCAGATTCAATTGACTTGTTGTAACTTGTAAAATAATAGTATGGACCTACTAATCCGTCGTTTTCTTCTTTTGATGTACCAAAAATGCCAGTAAATTTTAATTTACTCTCGTGCACACCATTATAACAGACCACTGGCATTTCTATAAGATTTTCGTCTTTGTCGTACAACATACACATTTCAATGTGTTTTGAAAAAAAATCTGTTACTTGAGAGTGGATAGGAAAGTTGCAAACATGTCTATGATTCAAAATTTCATCTACAATAACCAACCACATAGGATCATCTCTATACAACTCTTGCAATTCTATACTATACTCACTAACGTCATAAAAAACATACAAATTTTCATCTTCACAAAAATAACCTGTATAATTGTATTTCTTTTTTTCGTCATACAATCCCACCATTTCATCCATTTTTGAATTGCATTCATCTAAAATAGATTTTTTTCCCATATAAGTGAAACAGGGAAATGTCAACATATCATCAAAAAGATAATTTGGGTATTTTTTCATAACAAATCCTAGAAAAGGATACTTTCCATTTTTATTTAATGTGTATGCGCAAATATAAACATTAGTATTTTCATCTATATTTGGATCATTCTTTTCTAAATAGTCAATGGCTTTATAACTTACATATTTTTCATTTTCATTCACTCTTTCAATATAAACATCATCTTCACCATTTACATATTTGTAAAATTCATCACTTTCTTTTTCATCAATTTCATAATCTTTTTCAAAAGTTTCAACCATTTCAACATTATTTGTGTTAGTTTCTTGTGACATAGCTTTTCTAACTCTTTTATTTATACTACTTGGAAACATTTATACTATTTTATTAATAATTATTTATCTATTTTACGCTTAATAGTTTCTTTCACCTTTTCTTCTCTGTTATCCAATACATGTTTTGTTAAATCTTCTGCAATTTTTGGATCATTTGCATAATATTTTTGCAAAGCAGCTAAAAGTGTTTTTCCGCTTATTGGTTTTTTTATTGTATTTTTTTTATAAACTAAAGCCCCTCCATTTATGTCAAAACACTCAATTTCATTCTTTTTCATAACACTCATTAAAGATTCGGTCAAGGTTTTTTTCTTTACATTTCGGTCTTTTATTTCAGCCTTAAGTTTTGCAATTTCATTATCCATTTTAATCCATTCTTTGACACTATTTACTAATTCTTCTTTTGTCTCCATAACTTTGTATGATATAATAATAACTTTAATTTTAAATTATTATTATCAATTATTTAATTGGTCTTTTCTACATTTGTATGTCTCTTACAAAAATTTTCGTTTGCAATTTTACAACCACACATTTGCCCTTTTCTAAGACCAGTTTTTAAAATTTGTTTACATCCATTTTCCGAATAAATAATCACATTTTCATCTCCTGATACCTCTGTTAGTTTAACCTTTTTGTTTATTTTTTTATTAGATTCTTTTTCTTCCTTTGCTTTTTGCTTAGCTTCTGCCTTCATTTTTATTTTTTCCTCCTTCTCTTTTAACTTAGCCTCCATTTTCAACTTTTTCTCTTCTGCCTTTTTTGCTAACAATTTGTTTTTAAGGGCTTGTCTTTGCAACATTCTTATGTGACTATGACAATAATCTTTTCCGTCTTCAAAACTGCAAACATACGTGCTATGACAACAAAGTTCAGTATTGTCAGGCATTGTTGCCTTAAAACTACAAGTTCCACTAAAATATGATGATGCACTAGAATGAGTAATAACAATTTTGCTTTCATCAATATAATTTACACCATGTACTTTATCAACTCCCATATTTTCATAATAAGGCAACAAATTTGACTCTTTATTTCTACAATACGGACATCTTATCTCATTTACTTTAAGATTTTGGATATCCATTGACGCTAATTTGCTTTTACGATTTACCAGGTCTTTAAATAGAGGAACATAATTAAATTTATGTTTACATTCTAATGTAACATAATTTTCAACTAAAGGCATATTACTTATTAGACACAAGTCCTTATCTGTTTCATTGTCTTTCAATTCACTTTCATCTAGGGATTTGTATAGTTCACTATAAAAATCTATATTTCCTTCTACGGAATATTTTTTCATTATATGTATTTTTCGAAAAGTCTTTATATTTATTATCTTTAACAATTATATTATGTCACCAAACAAATGGGGCCCACCAACTTGGACGTTATTACATACCCTTGCAGAAAAAATAACGGAGACTGGATATCAAACCATTGGAATGCAGCTTTTTGGTCAAATTTACAGAATATGTAATTCATTACCTTGTCCCGATTGCGCTGATCACGCCAGTCGTTTTTTAGCAAAAGTTAATGTTTCTGCTTTAAAAACAAAAACTGATCTTAAAAATATATTATACGTCTTCCATAATGTAGTCAACGTTAGAAAAAGAAAACCAACTTTTCATACAGACTCATTGGAAATATATAAAAGAAAAAATTTAAATTTTGTATATAACAATTTTGTTCAAGTTTACAACACGCGTGGAAATATGAAACTATTAACTGAAAGCTTTCAAAGACAGCGGGTTCTTTCGGAATTCAAAAGATGGCTTTCTAATAACTTTCATTTTTTTGTAGAAACGCCTGTTTTTGTTCAACCATCAATACTACCTCCTGCTCCTCCACAACCACCTTCTTCAAATGAAGATTCCTCCACTATAAATTCTAGCGAAGTTATTAACAAAGAGGTTTAATTTTATCATAATAACCTTTTGATAATATTCCAAATTCAAACTTTGCCTTGGCATCTTGCATCCAGTCAAATCCATATACATAACCCACATATTCAATAAATTTACCAAGTAATATATAATTATTACTCAAATACTTTATGTCTATCAAATTATTTTCTACAAAAGCTAAGTCTCCAACAAAACAATATGATGCTCCTTTAATAAATTCTTCCATTATAAATATTAATATAATAGCTTTATATTTATATTTATATTTATTTACACATAAGCAGAACTAAAGTTTTCGTGCGCTCATTTAATATAAAATTTATATTCAAAAAGTTGAGTTGAACTTTCAAAAAAAATTGAAACTCCTTTTTGATGAACTTAATAAAACAAACCAAAAATCAAAATGGCGCAAACCAAAATTAATGCAATTTTAAAATATGCTACTTCATTAATCGGGAGTCCGTTTAGGTGGTACGATCCAGAAGTAGATTCTTTCAATGGTACGGATAAATTTTGGTGCGAAAACACACCAGCGCCGTCATCAAACGAAATAAATGAAAATGACAAATCCATTGTGTGTATCGGTTTTATAAATTTATTGAGGAGAGAAGCTGGTTTGAACATTCCTGGGTTAAATGGAAACATTAAAGGAAAATACAAAGAATTTTATAAAAATTATCCAGGTGGGACAGGTGCTTGGTGGCTTTATTTATTTCAACAAAAGAAACTTGAAAAATTTGATATGAAAAAGAGATATCCAAAAGGCACATTACTTTTGGCAAGATACAAGGACGATATCAATGACCAAGGACACGGCGCCGTTGTTTATGATGATTCAGACGAATCAAAAACTATAAATGATCAACTCATTATACATTCCAGACCAGATATTTTGTATACAGACAGAAACAAACAAAAAAACCATGGCTCTGTAAAAGTAGAAAAATTTAGCGTCTCAAATGACGAATATAAATATAAAGGTAAAAAAAGTTATTATACATATGTTTGTCTTCCGGAGAACTGGTTATTATTAAATTAATACAAGTTTATTAAAAGTAGTATTAATTATTATTTTTTAGTTTACTAGTTCTCCATTTTTGTATACAGCGCATTTAAATGTCTGTTTTTTTGGCATACTGCAAATTTCTTTGTCGCTTGATGTTTCATTAAAAAACATATATTTACCATTTCCCGTCGCATACATTATTGTTGAAAATAAAACACCCAAACTCATACCAGCTAATAAATCAATAAAAATTGTTGATGCATTTTTTGACAAAGATATGCAACCCTCGTATGCTTTAATTCCTATATCCAAAAATATATAAAATAAAAGCCCTGAGAAAATTATCCAATTTACAGACCCATTTTGAAACATTGGCATGCATAAATACATTAGAGTAAATGCAAATATAAAGGTGCTAAATGTTGTATTGCCATACTTGCTAAATTGTATTGCTGTGCAAATTGTTCCATCCGCTTTTAACTCTGGCGAACCTGAAAATTCTAAAACGTATCTTCTAATTATTGCTACCCCTAAAATAAATCCAAGATATATCAATCCCTTAAAATTTTGAAATAAAAAGGACATTGAAACTATTAAAATAACAAGAATAATTGGAGAGAAAAAGGACAAGAAAAAAATAAAATTTAATGGTTGAGAAAGAATAAACGTTTTTCCACCCGCATTTGATTCACTGGGAGCAGGAGTATTTGGTTCCTGGGCTACTTGTCCACCACTCATTTTTGTATTTTTTGATTTTGTCATATATATAATAATAACAATTATTTTATTATTATAAACCTTTAATTTTTCCTACTTTTCAAAGATTATTTCAAATACTTCTTCAATAGTTGTTACGGGATGGAACTTTATATCCAAAATAAGATCACTATCTTTATATTTTTCCATAAAAGAATCAAAATCTTTCTTATTTTCAGTTGGATAAATAAATTCTTTTACTCCAGCTTTTATTCCACCCAAAATTTTTAGATCCAATCCTCCTATTTCTGTAACTATACCATCGAGAGAAATCTCTCCTGTTATAGCCACATCATGTCTAATTTTTTTATTATTAAATAAACTATATATAGATGTTGTAATAGCTGTTCCAGCCGAAGGTCCATCTTTAGGCACACTTCCCTCAGGACAATGTATATGCACCCCGCTTAAAATACTTAAATGTTCCTCTTTTATTTCCTCCTTTCTCTTTTTTTGCGTTAAATCCCAAGCAAGAGTTAATGCTACATTCATGCTCTCTTTCATAACATCTCCTTGCATTCCAGTTAATTTTAATTTTAAAAAATCATCGGCCGGATAATATTTAACTTGAATGGGAATAATACCACCTTGCCCCATTGCATTTGCCCACATCCCATTTATTTGCCCTATTTTATTAGTGACATGTATTTTTTTATGTTTTATTTCGTGTTTACTTTTCAAATACTTATTTTTTATGTCTTCTCTCGAAATGTGAATTGGTAAATCTCCTTCGTAGCTCGTTTCTTTTAAAACAACCAAGTTTATATCACCTACTAATTCAAACAAAATTTCTTTCAACTTTCTAACACCTGGTTCCGATGTATATTCTTCAATAATTAACTTTAACACATCTTCATCTATTTTTATAATACCTTCTAATCCCATTTTCTTGTACACTTCGGGTAAAATGTGTGTATTTGCTATAATTAATTTATCCTCCAAAGATAAATTAGAAAATTTTATTCTATGAATTCTATCCAATAAAACTTTGTCAATTACTTCTACATCATTATACGAAAGAATAAATAATGCTTTTGATAAATCTAAGTCTATTCCAGTAAAATATTTATCTTGGAAACAATCATTTTGTGTTGGATCTAATAAATGCGTCAGAATGCCGATTATTTCTTTGCCATGCTCTGTTTTGCTTATTTTATCCAACTCATCAATAAAAATAATTGGATTCATACATTTCTTATCAATTAATATTTGAACAATGCTTCCCCACGTCGATCCAACATAAGTATAATTGTGACCATGAAGTGTGCTTCCGTTACTATCACCACCCATTTGTATCATTGCAAAAGGACGACTCTTTCCTTCTTCATCCTTTAAACAGTCTGCTAAACCTCTTTTTGCTAGCGAGGTTTTACCAACGCCGGGAGGACCTTCAAACCCAAAACAATAACCATCTTGCTCGCCGTTTATCCATTGTCCAATGATTCTCTCAATTTGTTTTTTAGCGTTATCATGACCATGAACCGCCTTATCTAACGTTACCTTTACATCTGAAATATAATTTTTAATATTCAAAAGATGAGAATTTAATTTTTTAATATTTTTATCTTCTGAATTTAAATTTTCAGAGCCGGTAACTAATAAGTTTTTTAAAATTTCTGGATTTTTATCAAAAAAAGTGTCAACAAATAATTCAATGTCTTTTTTTATGTCACTTTTGTTTTTACTAGAATGTGTTAACTTAGGTACTTTCAATTTTTCTTTTTTTATTAACTCATTTATTTTTAACACATTAGATATAATTACGTTTTTATCTCCAGACGTTAAAACTCTTTTAACTTTTGAAACGTCATCTAAAATATTTGTTAAATTTGGCAATGCATTATATTTATTTAAACATTTAATTATTTCAATACTAGTATAACGATCTTTTGCGTTGTCATTTAATTCCATTTTATTTTTAATTTCTTTATTTTTAACAACCTCATTAAAAGTATTTCTTATTTCTATCATATTATCTAATACTGGTTCTCTTTTATAAACACTGAATGGTATTTTTAACAATCCATCCAAATATTGTCTAGCTTTTGAGCCAGAATCTTCTGATTTTGCTTTTACTTCTTTTAACTTCATCATTGCCTTTTCTTTAACGTTATCATTGGCCTTTAATAAACATATTTGCTGTTCTAATGGTATTTTATTCATATCAAAATTAGTTAAATCATTTGTGTATTGTATTGTTCTTTTCATTGCATCTCTAAAAAACTTTTTAATTGACCAAGGAAAACTATCAAACAAAATTGTTTGTTCTTGAGTATCCACGTTTCCATTCGAATCATTTGAAAGAAGATCATATAACAAATATGCCAAATATTGATTGTCATAATTTTTGCACGACTTTATAAGTAATTGAATTAGTGTTGATCTTTTTGAATATAAATCACTTTGCGTAAAGTCTCTTATCATAACAGAAAGAGCTCGCTGTTTCAACACATTAACATTACTTAAAAATCCAACATACTTACTGAATATTTCAGTATGATTGAAAATTAAATAATCCTTTAACGTTAATGCTGAGAGAAAACATTCAAAAGTTTCATTATGAAACTCTGGATCTTTCGGTATATTTTCTTTAATTAAAAACATCTTATGAGATAAATAGTCATTGTTCAAAAAATCTATAATAACATCATCCAAAATTCCATAAATCATTAGATTTTTTTTAAAAGATGAATTATAAAAGAATATTTTAATTCCATACACTTTAGTATGAAATTGTTTCACGCTTAAAGAAATATCATAACAATCCAAATTTTTAGACTTTTCTGTTATACTTGCATCTTCTTGTCCATCATTACTTTCTGATTTTTTAACATTTGCTACTTTATAACCCGTTGGATGAAAATATTTTCTTAATAAGTCAAATTTATTTATATCTGTTTCATTATTTTGTTGATAATAAGAACTATTTGAGCCAAAACAAATAGAAAGTAAATCGTCTAGCAACTCTGTACCATAATTTTTTAAAATGGTTGATAAATCATTATTAATAGTTTGAAGATTATTTATTAAAGTGTCCGTAGTTACACTATCCATGGTTTTGATAAAATCTTTAATTTTATCACTTAAATCATTCAAAACATTAATGCACGTACTTACATCACTTATTCCTAAAATATCATACATCTTGTTTTTGTGAACGTGTAATATTGTTCTTTGTATGACATCTTGAAAAAATGCCATTTTCTTGTTAACTAATAAAACTACTTCTATAGAATGTTTTGTTGATTTAATTTTTTTTTCTGTCATTATTATTTATATATATTTGTTTTTTTCTATATTTACCCACAATTAAATTTTTGGGGTTCTCATGATGCACGATTATAAATATATTAGCAAACATATTAAACATATAACGTCATATTAGTTAAACTCAATGGGAATACCAGCTTATTTTAGTTACATTGTTAAAAATCACCCCGAAATTATACGAAGACTTTGCCAAAATGATATGGTTGTTAATAATTTTTTTCTTGATAGTAATTCTATTATATACGATTGTGTGCACAATATTGACATAGATACTATAACCGACTCTATTGCAACATCAATTATTTACAAAGTTATTGCAAAAATTGATGAGTATATTTCTTTAATTAATCCAAATAATATTATTTATATTGCATTTGACGGCGTTGCACCAGTTGCAAAATTAGATCAGCAACGAGATCGACGTTATAAATCATGGTATCAAGGTGTAATTATGAGACAAATTGATAAGACAAAAAAAGCCGATCCTTTTAACACTACTTCGATTACTCCTGGTACAAAATTCATGCATTCTTTAAATAAAATTATTTCAAGTCATTTTGCACAACACAAAGAAAAATACAATGTAAATGATATTTTTGTTTCGACAACAGACACAGCAGGAGAAGGAGAGCATAAGATTTTTGATTTTATTAGAAACTCTAACTTTGTTACAAAGGATTCTACAAATATTGTGTATGGCCTTGACGCAGATCTTATTATGCTTTCAATGAATCATTTACCTGTTAATAATCAAATTTATCTTTTTAGAGAAACTCCTCATTTTATTCAATCTATTGATAGCTCTTTATTGCCAAATGAAACTTATCTATTGGACATACCAGAATTTTCAAAGATTGTAAGTGAAACAATGAATAATGGAAATAGTAAGGGGAAAAATAGAACGTATGATTATATTTTTCTTTGTTTTTTCTTAGGTAATGATTTTATGCCCCATTTTCCATCTATAAATATTCGAACTGGTGGCGTAGATAAAATGTTAAATGCATACAAAGCCACAATAGGAGATTCGAATGAAATATTAACCGATGGTAAAACAATTAATTGGAAAAATGTAAGAAAGATTGTTCAGTTTTTGGCAGGCTTAGAAGAGCAACACATCCAAACTGAAATGAAATCAAGAGATCGAAAAGAAAAAATGCATTATCCAACTGAAACATCAGAGCAAATTTACAAAAAGTTTGATGCGGTGCCAACATATGAGCGCGAACTTGAAAAATATATTAATCCATTCAAGGACAATTGGCAATCAAGATACTATAAAGCTCTTTTTAATATGGATATAAATGTTGATGAAGAGCGTAAAAAACAAATATGTTTAAACTATTTATCCGGACTTGAGTGGACTATGAAATATTATACTACTGGTTGTCCAGACTGGAGGTGGTCTTACAACTATAGCTATCCTCCATTATTGTCCGATTTGATAAAATATGTCCCATATTTTGAAACAGAATTTGTTAAGTTCAAGCCAGCAAATCCGGTTGCCCCCATAGTGCAATTGTGTTATGTATTACCTAAGGCAAGTCTTGAACTTCTTCCAAGAGATTTGTATGATAAATTAATAAAAAAACATGGGTCTTGGTATCAATCGGATTGTGATTTTATTTGGGCTTATTGTAAATATTTTTGGGAATCACATGTTCAATTACCGGAAATAGACATTGATGAATTGGAAGAATTTATCAAAGAAAACAAAACAGCTATAGCCCAGGAATGTTAGGCTGGTCTTTAAGCCACTTTAAATAATATATTTGCTTTCTCGGGTCTTTAAGCCCACTTAAAAATAAATATATTAGAACTTAAAGAAAAAATATTGATTTTCAAAACTTTTTTGGGATTCTCGATTTTGGACATTTATTTTTGTCCATTTTTGACTTTCCAAAATACTTTTGACTTTTTCAAATTCTTATTTTTTTAAAAAAGTCAATTTAGAGCATAATGCTTTATTTTCATTTTTTTCTTTAAAAAAATTGTGATTGAAAAAATTTTCAAAAATATATTTTCAATGAAAAACTATTTAGGCATTTTTTATCTATTTCCAATATAGGAAACAATGGAAACCGAAAAAAATGCAGATAATGCCAAAAAATATAATTGTGGTATTTGTGACTTTGAATGCTATAAGAAAAGTAATTACAATTCTCATTTATTGACACGTAAACACAAAAAAAGGGCAAATGGAAACCAAATGGAAACCATGGAAACCGATTTAGATTTGAAAAATGCGCAAAAAGAGCAAAAAATGCCTGATGTATTTGAGTGTGAATTTTGTTCAAGAATATACAAACAGCGAAGTGGGCTTTGGAAGCACAATAAAAAATGTAATGTATATATATCTTTAAAAGATGAAGAAATAAAACATGAGTTAAAAGGCAATGATAATGAAGTTATATGCAAATTAATAAACCAAAATATGGAATTAGTAACTCAAAATCAAGAATTCAAACAAATGATGATAGAACAAAATAAACAAAATGCAGACCTTCAAAAACAACTACTTGACTTGGCAAAAGAAACAAAAATAACTACAATTAATAATACAAATAATAATAAATTTAATATGAATATATTTTTGAATGAAAAATGTAAAGATGCATTAAATATTATGGATTTTGTGAATTCTCTCCAACTACAACTTCAAGATTTGGAAAAAACAGCCGAATTAGGATATGTAAATGGAATATCAAGGATATTTATTAATGGTTTAAAACAATTAGATGTATGTAAAAGACCAATTCATTGCAGCGACGCAAAGAGAGAAACACTTTATGTGAAAGATAATGATACTTGGGAAAAAGAAGATACAGATAAAAAGAAAATAACACGTGCAATTCGTCATGTTTCAATACGAAACGCAAAACAAGTTGGAGAATGGGCAAAAGAAAATAAAGGTTACAACGATTCTTCTAATAAAAAAAGCGATAAATATTTAAAAATAGTATCAGAAGCAAATGGTGGCGAACCAGAAGAGCTTAATAAAATAATTAAAAATATATCGACAAATGTAATAATTGATAAAAATGAAATCTAAATTTATATTGTTTTATAAAAAATAATATAAAATCATAACCAAAATACTTATTTATAATGGCCGAAAATATTCAATTTGATATTAATGACGCATTATCTTCTCAGTGTTGGTTTCCTGAAGAAAATCAAGCGCCTGCACCACCAGTACCTCCCGAAAGCGACCTTCAATGCTCTTTTACAGAAGAAAGTCTAGAAGATAAAGTTAAAAGATATTTAGAAATAAATAAAGTTAAGTTATGTATTTTAACACCATTTTATGGAGGAATGTGTCACGTAAACTATGTAAATTGTTTGCTTGAAACAAAAAATATGTTGGAACATTTTAAAATTCCTTTAAAAATTGAGTTTTGCAAAAATGACAGCTTGGTAACTAGAGCAAGAAATAATCTTATTGCAAAGGCAATGAGTGATCCCGAAGTTACGAATATTATATTTATTGATAGTGATATTAGCTGGGCTCCAACAGACATTTTAAAACTTATTCTCTCCGATAAGGAGTTAGTAGGGGGTACATATCCTTGGAAAAAATATTTTTTCGACAGGCTTGGACAAGATAACTATGTTAACTTTCTTCTTAACAAAAAAAGAAATTCCCAATTAAACGACAAAATTTCTGATGAGGATTATATCCAGTCAAATTTATTAAAGTATAATATCAACTACATTGATAATAATTTATCAATTCAAAATAATTTGTGTAGAATAAAACATTTAGCAACCGGTTTTATGATGCTTAAGCGATCTGTCATAGAAAAAATGATTGATGCATTACCTACACTAAAATACACGGATGATGTTGGGTTTTTAAATGGAGACGAAAATAAATATGCTTATGCATTTTTTGATTGTGCTATAGAAGATGAACATTATTTATCAGAAGATTGGTTATTTTGCAGTAGATGGAAAAAATTGGGAGGAGATGTTTGGTTAGATATAAGTATATCTTTAACACATAGTGGACCGGAAGATTTTAAGGGATGTTATATGGCTTCTATTGTTTAAAAATATGTATAAATGAATAGATTTAAATATTTCTATGTATTTATAATAATGTCGCAAAAGCAAGTGATTAGCGTTTTTGAAAACAGACAGGAGTTTTTAAAGCTTCTTCAGGTAAACCCTGGTCTTGTTATTGTAAAATTAGGGGCAACTTGGTGTGGTCCCTGTAAACAAATTGCCCCAGTAGTTCACGGATTTTTTGCTTCATCTCCAAACGATGTTATTTGTGCAGATATTGATGTAGATGAAAGTTTTGATTTATATGCTTACTTTAAGAGTAAAAAAATGGTAAATGGTATACCTGTAATACTTTGTTATAAAAAGGGTAACACTACTTTTATTCCAGATGATAGCGTAACAGGAGCCGAACCCGGAGCATTAGATGCATTTTTTAAAAGATGTGGTGCGCATTTGGTGGATGTTCATGTAACAAATCCAAAAACTACAGCTTAAATTATTTTGTAAAATGATATAAATATTACAAAATAAATTTATAATGGAATTATCCAAAAATGGAATAAAGAATCAATATAAAAGAAAAATGAAGGAATATATATCTCGTATACCAGATAGAAATTTTATTTTTGAAATAACAAAATGTTGTGGTTATTCTGAAATTGTATGTGTCAATAAAAATGAAACACTTGCTGATTTGCACAAAAACATAAATTATCAATTTGGAAAAAAATATGAAATATATGTTATAAATAAAACAAATCAAAAAATTACTTTACCTGATTCAAATGAAATATTGATTCGAAATTTTATTTTTGAAAACAGGGATTTTTTTATACCAATTTATCCTTTACCAGATGACGTTGTTTACAAAGTGCATTTTCACGAAGAATGTAAATGCAACTTTGGTAAAAAAGGTGTTGATGAAACAGACTATGTTGATTTTTCATACAACAATGTGTATTTCACATAAAAATAAAATTCTTATTATGAATAAATGGCAACAATTGAAGACTTAGATTTAGATATAGACAACTACAATTTGGATGATATTTTGAATCTTTTTAAAATAAATTCTGATTTTGATGAAAACGATTTAAAACAAGCAAAAAAAATGGTTTTACAAGTTCATCCAGATAAATCAAGACTTCCGGCAAAATATTTTATTTTTTATTCAAAAGCTTATAAAGTGTTGTATAATATTCACGAATTTAGAAATAAGTCAAGTAATAAAAAAGAAGAAAATTATTCTATTTTATCAAATGAAGACAAAAATAAAGCATTACAAAATTTTTTTGACAAAAACAAAAGTTTAAAAAACCCGCAAGGTTTTAATGCTTGGTTTAACGAACAATTTGAAAAAAATAAAATAGCCTTAGAATCAGAAGAAACAGGATATGGAGATTGGTTAAGGTCTGAAGAAGATGTTGAACCTGAAAAAAAAATATCTCAAGCTGAAATGGCAATAGAATTTGATAAAAAGAAGAAACAAGTCAGATCATTAGTAGTTCACAAAGATATTAGTGATGTTTATGCTAATAATCTTGGAGGATCAAATTTGAGTAATAATGCACCAGAAGAATTTTCATCAGATTTATTTAGTAATTTATCGTATCAAGATTTAAAACAAGCACACACTGAGTCAGTAATTCCAGTAACTGAAGAAGACTACTATAAAGTAAAAAAATTCAATAATGTAAATGAATATGTTAACTATAGAAGTACCCAAGATACAAAACCATTATCAGAAATGCAAGCAATGGAATACTTAAAGAATAAATCAAGAATTGACGATCAAGAGGCGTCAAAAAGAGCATATGAGTTAGCAAAACAAGTTGAACAATCAAAGCAAAATAGTAAATCTTTTTGGGGGAATATTTTGAAAATCGCAGATAAACAAAGTTAAAAATAAAACAATAAATGATAAAAAAATATATAGCAATATAATATATTATGTTTTCCATTAAGAATTATATCATACTTTTTGTTATTTTGATAGTATTGGGATTTTTTTACAGAAGATTTGAGGACAAACGAATAAGAGAAGAAGACTCGGAAGATTATCAAGCAATTCAAAAATATCTATTAAATGATACAACTTTAGGTAAGACTACAAAACCTATTTTATGGATTCATGTTCCATATGAATATAATTCCAGAAAATGGTTAAGTTTTGGTTCGCGAAGTTCTTGCGAGTTAAATCAACCCTACTTATATTTAACAGTTAAGAGTATCATTCAAAAATGCGATTCATCATTTCACATTTGTTTAATAGACGATAAATCATTTGAGAAATTAATTCCGGGTTGGAATATTAATATGAGTTATATTTCAAGTCCTATATCAGATAAGGTAAGAAGTTTGGCTTTAACAAAAATAATTTATATGTATGGTGGCGTTATTGTTCCAATTTCTTTCTTGTGTATGAATGATTTAATAGGCTTATATGAAAAAGGAACACAAAATGGTCAATTATTTATTTGTGAAAATAATGACAGAAATATTACATCAACATCATTTAAATATTATCCTAATTTGCATTTCATGGGAGCGCAAAAAGAAACTCCGGTTGTAATGGAACTAATTGATTTTATGGAGAGAACAATATCAAGGGATTATACTGCAGCGTCAGAATTTTTAGGAGAGTTTGATAGATGGTGCGAAGCACGAGTTCGAACAGGAAAAATAATGTTAATTGATGGAATAGAAGTGGGAACTAAAACAATTGATGAAGAACCTATAAAAATAGAGAATCTAATGTCGTCAAATTATATAAAATTATATGGTAAAACCTATGGTATTTGGATTCCTGCAGAAGATATAATAAATCGCAGACACTATGAGTGGTTTGCAAGATTATCCACAAAACAAGTTTTAGAGTCAAATACAATTATTGGTAAATATTTGTTAATTGCAAACATACCAAATGGGAAAGAAGGAATGTTGGTAGAATTAAAACCAAAACCAAATTGGGTTTCTTTTTGGAAAACACCTTTAGGCGAGCCTTATTGGGGATTAAAACCAAATTTTTTGGGTGATAATTTACTAAAATTACCTTATCCAGATAATTAAATGTATTTAATATATAACAATGAACAAAGAGACCGAAACTGAATCAGATAGAGATACATTAGATGAGAGAATAACTACTTCAGAGGCATTTAAAGTTGCAGAAAAAAAAGGAACATCTGCAGCTGTTGAAATGTGGCCAAAAACACTAGTTTTATCAATTTCTACTCATGGTTATATTGTTTATGAAAAACCTCCATATGATCTCCCAGACGATTTGATCGTAGTTAAAATGAATTCGGTAATACCTAGTGTTTGCAATTTTATTTTGGGTGAAAATTTAAAAAAAATAAACGATTTTATAACGAAAAAAATACAGGAGACTCCAACACTAAATTCAACAAATCTTGTTAATTTTTGTTCTGAAATAAGAGATCGTGTAATATCAGAAGCAAGTGAATCAGAGCAAAGTATATTTGCGGATACAACTGAAAAAAAGAAAAAAGGATCAACAGAAGATTTAGATATACAATTGCCCTTTTTGCATAGTTTTGATAAAGGTTATGCTATTATTAATGCAACAAATAGTTCAATAACTAATAAAATGTATTCGAGAGAAAATGAAACTGCAGAGAATGTATATGGAGATTGGCAAATTAAAGCATTGAATTTACCTGGTCAACCAGATTTAATGAGTCAAATTGAACTTGAAAATGGAAGAAGAACAGGTAGAAGCGGAGAAGCAGTGACTGATTTAAAAGAAATAATAACTTTTTGCATTAAGAAAGGGTCAAATCGCATATTAATATTTGATTTTTCTTGCGCAAATGTAACAGATGCATATAGAAATGATTATTTTTCAACAGATAGAGAGAGACGTGCATTTGCGAATGAAATGTTGAAAAGTGGTAAATGGGGTGGCCAAACAAAAAAGGTAAAAAAAACGAAAAAACATGTTAAAAAACACCAAAAAAAAACGAGAAAATATAAAAAATCCCGAAATCACAGAAAAAATAGAAAATAACATCAAATTATTTAATTAATTGATGTTATTAAAAATAAATGTAGTAAATAATATCGTAGGTTGACTTATCATATTTGATTTGTGATGTGTGCGTTATTTTATTAAATTTGCAAATCTGTCTTAAAATAGTTGTAAAACTATTATATGTTAATTTTCTCTCAAGATATTTTTGTTTGGAAATGTGATAATATGGTTTACACTCTTCAATAAAATTTGTAATAGAGTTATTGAATATTCCTTTTTTATAAGAATTATTATTCAAAATGTAGTATTTATCATTTTTCAAACAAATATCATCTAATAAAGAATATAGTGATTCCGTTGGAACATTTTTTTTAAATATTTGAGTAGACATATATTATTGCGATATATATTTTTTACGCAAAAATAAAAAATATGTATTTTGGGTTTAATAACTAAATTATTTTTTTGTTATACTTATTTCTAAAGATTCACAAGTAAATTTATTTTTTATCAAACAATAATTTATCTATTGTGGTGCGCACGCAAAAAATTCTATGCAATATAATGCCTAAAATAAATAATGCTATTAATGTATATATAAATGGTGTTTTAAATATGAGTGACAATATGTATGCACCAATTATAGTCATAATAACATCTGCGATGGCTATGTTAAATATTCTATATGAGTGTATTCCTTTGCCCGGAACTCCCAATGCATCCTTATATTTGCACAATGACATTCTTATTAAATTATAGTTATATTTTTAAATTTTGTAATACTTTTCCAAAAAGATGTATCAATATGTTTCTATTTTGTTTGTGAGGACTTCAATTATCTTATTTTCATCAAAATGCTCACCGCATCCAATAAAATGAAACAAATCCTGAATATTGGCTTTATTGAACATTCTCTCAAAAGTAAGAAAAAATACATAGTCTTTGTGCTTTTTATAAAACTCGACAAGGTTTTTGCTCTGTTTTTTAATAACATTAATGGAATTTGGGTCATCTTTAAACCAAGCACTTTTGGCTTGCTGCGCAACATTCTCTCGAATTAGAACAACAACTTTTGTTTGAGGGAACAACTCTTTAAACTCTTCAATAAGATTTATATTCTCACCTGCATATCTTATTTCTTTGAACCCCCACAATGTGGTTTCCTTTTTATCTTTAAACATGCGCATGATTAAAAATTTAATCATATTAACTATTTCATCGTAGTTATAAGAGTTGTACCATGCAGGCTTTACTTTTTTATCAATCAAAAGATCATAATCAACTGGACGTTTACCACCAACAACCTGATCAAACGTTGTTTTTTTAATATTTTGATAAAATCTCAGCAAATCAAGAATGGCTGCGTGATTCTCTCCACAAATATTGCTATTAGGTATAGTATTGACAATTCTTTGGAGAGAAGTTGAACCAGATCTACCTACGCAACACAGCAAAACAATTTTATCATCACTAGGACTAGTTTGACTTGACATTATTCCTTAATAAAAAATGTGAATAAATATATACAAAATAAACTCAGAAGGCTTGAATTAAATTATTTGTAAATAGTGCCAATTCTATTTCATCTTCATGAATATTATGAAATATAGTTATGTATTTGCAAATGAATGGTATTATTTTATATTTTTCATCCTCACTCAAATTATTAGTAACTTTTATAAATAAAAAATAGTTATCTAAAATGTCCATAACAGAATATCCTTTGTCGTAAATATCATAAAGCAATTTTACGGCATCCGACAATTTTTTATCCTTTAAATATTTGTTGTATTGTTCAAAAGTAACAAAACTAATATTGGTGCAAACTTTATTTGCTAGTTCTAAAGTGATAGTTTGATTTAATAGTTTAAATTTTTCCATGTAATTGATGAGTATTTTTGCAGTGTTATTGCATAAATTAAGAATGAATTCTTCAGCGTCAGGGTTGATAACAATATTTTCATTCTTTTTTATTTTATTCATAATTTTGTAAAGATTTTCTCTTTGAAGTGGTTTAATTTTGATAATGGTGAATCTAGATTGAAGGCTTTCAATAACTTTTTGAATGTTACTACAGGATGAAATGAAATGAACGTTGTGGCTATATTTATCTATACAATTGCGAAATACTTGTTGGCTTTGTTCATTAATTAAATCTAGATCATCCAGAATAACAATTTTCTTTTTGTTTTTAATAGAAGAACACGTTTGACAAAAAGTTTTGACATCATTTCGGTAATAGTTAATTCCTTGTTCTTTTAAGCTATTAATATGTAGAATATTATCCTGATATTCTTTGCTACTATATGTAGAATAATATTCTCGAATAAGTGCATTTAGTAGCGCAGTTTTTCCAGAACCAATGTCACCAATAAACAGAATGTTTAAGTTATTCATACTAATAAGTGTCTTTAAGATAGCAATAATTTCATCGTCAATTTCAAAATCTTTGAAGTAAAGAGGCTGAAATTTGTAAATAAATAAGTTGGCGTCCATAAATTATATATATTCGTAAATAAGTATTTAAGTTTATCTAATAAATTATTATTAAATGTCAGAAACTTTTTATAGTATACTGGGCCTTCCAGAAACGGCAACAAAAGATGAGATAAAGAAAGCTTACAGGAAATTATCATTAAAATATCATCCAGATAAGAATCCTGGTAATGTTGAGGCAATTGGCCAATTTCAAAAAATAAGTGAAGCGTATGAAACATTGGGTGATGATGGTAAAAAGCAAGAATATGATGGAAGAAACAATAATCCATTTATGAGAATGAATAGTATGGGTGGAAATGGGGAATTTCATAATGTAGATGAGATATTTTCAGCATTTTTTGGCAATCCTTTTGGGCCAGGTGTAATGCCGGGTTTTGGTGGAATGGGTGGAATGGGAGGTTTTCCTCCTGGTGCAAATATTCATGTTTTTAGAAATGGTGTTCCTGTCAACATGATGCAAAAACCAACGCCAATTATAAAAAATGTCGCTGTTACAATGGAGCAAGTATTAAATGGAGCAAATTTACCGATAGATATTGAACGTTGGATTTTGGAAAATGGTAATAAAGTATTTGAAAAAGAAACCCTGTATCTTCCAATTCCAAAAGGTATAGATGATAACGAGATTATGATTTTGAGAGATAAAGGCAATGTTATTAATGATGAATGTAAAGGAGATGTGAAAATATTTATTAAAATTGACAATGCAACAGATTTTAGAAGAAATGGATTAGATTTAATTTATGAAAAAACTATTTCTCTCAAAGAAGCACTTTGTGGATTCAGTTTTGAGCTAAAATATATTAATGGAAAGACGTATACAATTCATAATAATGGAGGTAATATAATTGTTCCAAACTACAATAAAATAATCCCAAACATGGGTTTGACGAGAGAAAATCATACAGGCAATTTGATAATACATTTTAATGTGGTATTTCCAGAAACTTTGACAAAAGAGGCTATTGAAAAATTAAAGGAAGTTCTTTGATAAAATAATTTCATAAATATTTATGTCATTATTTAAGATTTAATTCGTATCCATAACGTTAGGATCTTTGTTCATGTCTTCATGGCTGTCGATGTCCATGCCTTCATCCATATGTTGTTGTTGCTGCTGCTGCCACTGCTGCTGCTGCCACGGCTGCTGTTGCTGCTGCCACGGCTGCTGTTGCTGCCACTGCTGCTGCTGCTGCTGCAGTATAAGATTCTGCTGCTGCTGCTGCTGCCACTGCTGCTGTTGCTGCTGCTGATGCTGCTCATACTGCTGCTGTATTTGCTGCCACTGCGTCGGCTGCTGGGGAATCGTCTGATGTTGAATTTGTTGTTGTTGCTGCTGCTGCTGATACTGATAAGGCTGCTGCTGGGGAATCGTCTGATGTTGAATTTGTTGTTGTTGTTGTTGCTGCTGCTGCTGCTGAATTTGTGTATCCACATGCGTGTCTTTGTTATCCACGTCCATGCCTTGATCGCCTTCATCCATAGCTTGTATTTCTTCCGGGTTATAAATATTTACCAATTCATTAATTCTAGTCAAACATTCCCTTTCTTTTTTTAAACAAGTAGAATCAGTAATATATTTTTTTGGAGTATTTGTTATTTTCTTTATAATAGGATCGTCTGAACTACTAATTTTAGATGCTATATTAACGCAGGTATCTATTTCTGGTTTTGTCATTAATGATTTAATTGCTTGCCAGTTATTTGGACATCTATAATTATACCGAACCAGTTCAAATATAGCACCATTTAAATGATTGTGTGCATAATCTGTAATATCAGATTCTTTTACAAGAGATTTTTCAATAGAATTTGCAACACTAACATTTCCAGAAAAAGGAAAATCAGATTTTCTATAACCAGCGTCAATTTTACCAGAATTTACATTATTAATAAAATTATTATAATTCATTTTACTTAAATTTGCAAATGAAGATTTATTTTTTAAAAACCACGAATCTGGTTGTGAAGCCAAATCAGTAAGTTTAATGTCGCTTTTCGCAAAAATTAATTTTAGACCATGCATTACATTTGGTGTTTCAGAGTTGATATTTTCATCAAATAAAGTACTTGAACACATTGTTAATTTCCACCATTCGTCATCTTTATCCTCATATTCAATGAAACCTAATTTATAAAGTATTGTATTATAGATGTATTCTCTCACATTAAAATCATTTAACATGTTTTGCAAATCATTAAATTGTGGAACCCCTTTTTGAACACCAAAACCATTAGGATTAGTATATTTTTCGGAAATAATTTTTAGGTTGTAGTTATAAAATTTAAACTTATTATCAAAAATTTTAATAGAACTTTTATTATACACTATGTCTTTATTAAATAATGCTGGGTTTGAAAAATCTATAAACATATTTCCATTTGTATCTGCTAATTGATTATTTTCTTTTTGTAATGCTTCTTGCAATTGCTTGTCCATTATTTTACCGGGGCTAAAATATTGGTTGTATTTTACTGGGTTAAATGATCTATAATTTGGCAGCGTGGATGCATAACACAAATACAATAAATTTTTAGGTGAATTAAATATTGTAAATTCGCGGCATATTATTCCGGGTCCTCTATGACTAACTGCGGTACCCAAAACGTTAGGATCTTTAAATAAACTTAAAACTCTAGGATGTACATTTTTTGGACGTATATATGTTTCAGCAGCATCAAAATCGGTAGATCCTTGAATATTTATTGAAAAACCTCTCAAATTTAAAATATAGTTTAAATGAGTTATTACAGGACTATCTTCTTTTGGTTGATTATTTCTTAAAGAATATGTATATTTTGACTCGTTATTAACATCATTATAAAATTTTTTTAATTTTTCATATTTATCTTCGTCATATGTATGATTTTCATTTAATGAAATATTTGAAAATATTTTGAATGGTTCAGTATAAAATCCCTTTTCTGTTTTTTCGTCTTCAAGCCCTTTAAAATAACTACCCCAAAACATAGATCTTTTTTCTAATCCCGTATATCCATTCCGCATAATTTCTGCAAAAAAAGTAGGATTTTCTGAAAATAAATGTCTTAATTTAGTGTAATCCAATAAATATATGTCATTTTGAAACATGTAAACTTGCATAGAATATAAATATTTTGCATCAGTTTTAATAGTAGATGGGTCTTTATTTGAATCAGAACCTTTTGCTAATGCAATATTTGTTTCTGCGCACGGATTTCCAAATAATTGCGTTTTTGCACTAGGTTTCAAAAATTCATCTTCGGGTTTACTTATTATTTCAGCAGTAGTTTTTGCATTTTCATAATATTCTTTTATAATTTGAGAATTTGAAGGATCTTTGCGCGAATAATTAGTTATTAATTCGTTTAATTCTTTTTTCTTATCTGCTAGTAGATTACTTGTAATATATTTTGGGGAAGATCCAGTGAATTTATATTTTTTATTTTCTTTTAAATTGCTCCATACAGAATCAAAAACGTCGTAACCATCTCTTTTTTTCTTTAATAAGCCATCTTCTGAATTATCGTAAATAAAGCTAACAAGCTCATCTATTTTTAAAAAAGTATTAAATATTTCTTGATATTCTTGTTTTTTTAAAGTGTATTTTATTTTATGATCAATCCACTCTTCTTTTGCAAAACGCTTTAAAATTTCTTTATTTTCATTACTAATATTACTTGTAAATCTAAGATTACTTGCTTTGGATAATATAGCAGACGCATGAGTAATAGAATTTACAACATCTTTATCAGAGTCTGGTGATTGTGTAGTAAATTTAATGATTGGGCTATCTAAAGATATATTAGTGTTTTTAATTTCATACTTGTATACTTCTTTTCCTGAAGGATCAAATAACTTTTTTTTTGATATACTTTTAATCTTTGTATATAAAATTTCAGGTTCATTAATATTATCGCCATGAAAAAACAAGTAACCCTTTGGTATAAATAACAAGTATTTTTTAATAACATTAATATCTTGTGTTCCAAAAAAAGTATACAAATATTTTTGAAGTGTCAATTGCTTTTGTAACCCTTCTGAAAACCTTTCTGTCGGAGTATTTTGGCCTAAAGTATAAATAGGGTTTCCCATATTAACTGGTTCAGTCATTATATTGTTATATTAATTAAATATTAAATTAAAAGTTATTAAATTAATAAAAATATTAAATTAAAAAATTATTATATTATAATATAGCAATTATGCCAAATCAATTTAATACACCTCTAAATAAACATATTGTTCCCCTTTTTGATCCAATTGATTGGGAACTTCAAACAAAAAATCTTGAAGATGTAGCAAAAACTCAAGATATTAATTTGAATGATATAAAATATGCAGATTTTGTTAATTCAATATATCAACTCAATGATGAAAAATTTGAATCAGAATTAAAAAAACATAAAGACGATTATAGTGAAGCAACCAAGCAAGAAAAAATAGCACAATATCAGAAAACAAGAACTGAAACTATGCAAGCAAAAGTAGCAGAAGTGAAAGAGTTATTTTCAAATGGACTAAAAAAACTAATTCAAAAACAAGATGCAAATAAATATATAACAGATGTAATTGATAGAGATGAAAATATAAAACTAGCCTGTATGAACTCGTTATATAGAATATACCAAAGTTTTTTGAATAGTCTATTATTAGAAACTTTAGTTGGATTTGTAGAACTCGATAATATAGATAAATTAGAGAGAAAAAATACTACAACTCAAAAGTTTGAAAAAGTTTTCACTCAATCACATGAAGTATTATCAGATATAGATGTAATTAATTTTTTAAAAAAACTTGATCCAAAATTCAAACAAATATCTTTTATAGAAACATACAAGTTTTTTATTCAAAAATATAAAGAGTTGAAGTCTACTCAGGGTGTTTCTGACGAAATAAACATTTATATGAATAAAATATATTTTAGCTTATTACAAGATTTTTTTATTTTTTATATTAAAGGTAGCGGTGCTTTATATTTGTTGTTTACAAATAATGAAATACATAAAGGATTTGTTGGTTCAGCAAGTGAATATGGAGACATAGTAAATTTAAAAGATAGCAAATGTTTAATGAATTCATTAAATGCGTCTTCTAAAATAGAAAGGACTCGTTTAATAGACGCATTCAATTCTTTAAAATTGGGAAATAGTGACTGGGATTTAAATCTTTGCATAAATCCTGGAATTTATGAAAAGTTATTTGACAAGTTTAAATTAGTTTACAATTATTTATTAAATTGGAACAGATATATGATGTGCGTTTGCAGAGAAGATTTCTTTTTAAAAAACGAAGAAATAATGAATTATGTCAAAGAGTTTTATAAACAAGTTAATTATGACAATATTTATGAATTAAATAAAGAACTCGAAAAACAAAATGATGCTATAATTATTAATGATGTTATTACTATAAATCAAACAGAAGTCGGTGTGGCTTTTAAAGAAAGAAGAGAATTAGATAGTACCATCTATAGAATAGTTTCAGAAAATGATGTTGAAAACGCCAAAAAATTTAATTCGGAGGTTGGAAAATCATATACTATTCCTTGGTTGGGAAAAGAGGAGGTAAAAGAGGAAAATCTTTCTCTAGAAAATATAATAGAAACAAAAAAAAATTATAGCGACGTTATCAATTATATTAAAAATGTAATGTTCAATGAAGAATCAATATCTATTAAATATGCATTTGATAATACATTTTTAAACAAAGATTTATTAAATGAAGATAGATTTTTTTATATTCAATATAATGATTCAATAGATGCATTTGGATTGTTAAGAATGTCACTTTTGGGACAAAATGTATTAAATAATGATGTAAACAATGCAACTGCAGGAGCCGGAGAATTGCTTGATATTTCATTTATAAAAGAATATACTGAAATGTTGTCAGATTGGGAACATAGAGATTTACTGATTAATTCCGATAGGTTACCACTAGTTGATTTTTGGGATATAATTATAGATATTCAGGTTACTTTACGAGATAATATACTTCAAGGTAAAGGGAAAAAAATTGAGAAACGATTAGCGAGATTAAAATTTCTTTATGCACTATTATGTTGTAAAGAAAACATCGAAGAAAATATTTCAATTCTTGCAAATTACTACGAAACAAAAGGAAAACAGATATGCTCTCAAAATGCAGATGATGATGAAAATACTTGTTACTGGAACGCAAAAACAATATTAGCATTTTTAACTGGTCCTGATAGAAGGGCAAAAAAATTTGGAATGATGTTAACTAAGTTGCAAAATGCTGAAGATAACTATATATATTATCCCAATGATTCGACAATAAAAAAATATATAACAGACTATTTTACAAAAAATAACAATGGTACAATTCCAAATCAAAAACAAATTGAGGAAGCAGAATTATTATTTGTTAAAAATAAAATAGAAATTATTAACAACTCTATATATTGGAATCCATTTTTGAATAATACAAGACAAAAAATACAAAATGAATATAAAGTATCTCCATACATTGGTGCATTAACCGCAAAACTATACAAATTTTGTAAAAAACAAATGCGATTAAATTTAAATGAAGATGCAAATAAAATGTCAGCAGAATTGTTAATGAAATGGTTTGGTCCAAGAGATGCAAATTTTCAAATTCCAGATAAAAACGAATATCTACAAATTCTTGGAATTTATTTTGTTCATTTAAACAGATATAGAGATGGCATTGAGTTTTTAATAGATGAAATTTTTAAAGGAATTGATACTAGTTCAAATAAAAAAAATTTTTTTCACCACATGGACTTTATTGTATCTGCGTTAGACATATTAACTGGAAATTATTGTGGTTTTAAATGGATCATTTATAATAAAAATATATTAACAAAAGATAGTAGTGAAATATTACTTGACGCTTCTGGAAACATTAAATCGAGACCTTATTTTTCTGCAAGCATTTCTATCGGGGTGAATGCTAAAAATGCGGGCGTAGAAGCACAATACTATACATTTTTAACATCTTTAACATTAGACTATTATATTAGCATTTATGACCAATTAATGACTATACTAATTACAAAAGAAATTAATAGTTATACTCGAAGTGGAAATGAAATGAGTGGAGATATTATAAATGCAAGTTTTGATAACATATTTAAAAATATGATAACAGATATGCATATTTTAGAATTTAATATTAAATATAAATGCCAACTATTCACATCAATTTCATTGAATTTAGATACTAAATACAAACCAACTAGTGAAGCTAATGGCTACAAATCAATGTTTTATGATATATTTAATATAAATCCATTAGAACAAATAACATTTATTCCAGAACTTAGAAATAATATCTTTTTTAATACTGCCAGTGATAATATAACTACAATATATGCAAAACCATTTGCAAAATACTTAGATGGGTTCAGTATAGTTGATTACTCTGATATTTTAAAACCCGGAATTTTAAATTTTCAAGATACATCAAATGAAAATAAACTTAAGATAATAAATTTTGTACATAACAACCTAAATGAGTTTAGAAAAGCTGTAGTACATTTATTTGAAGATATAAACGATACAAAAGATATAAAACAAGTTATAAAAGACAATGAAAGTGTTTTTAAATATGCATCTTTTGACTATAAAGACTCTTCTAATTCTAATGAATTAACAAAATTAATTGGTTTTTGGAACAGGGTGACTTATTTGTTTCTTTGTAATGAGCCTTTATTTATGTTTTTTATGTGTTCTTTAAATATTGTTAATGGAAAACAAATAGAATATTTAACAAATGCAGATTTAACAAACCAAATGAATGTTTTAAATGATCTAATAGCAGCTGATTCGAATGTATCTTCATTAACTTATGAAAAGGTATCTATCTGGGAGTCAAGTTGGTATTTTTATTTATTTAATATATTGAATGATAATTTTAATTTTTATTCATATAAAACTTCTGAAACAATTGTTAACATTACAAAAAATGATGTTTTTTACGAAGCCTGTTACTCTTTGAATTTATTAAAGTTTAAATCTTTTGTTCCTGTAGCAATTTTAGTTGACATTAAAAAAGATTCAGAAAATAAATATAGTGCTCATGACAAATTAAAATATATTAATGGAATAAATATATCAATTATAAATAACAACGAAAAATATTTTTATTATAGCAATATGGAGACAATGATAAATTATTATTTTGATACAAGCAATTTAAATGAAAATATTGTTAGAGAAACAAAGGCCTTTATTTTGAAAATTCTACTAGAAATAAGAAACTATGTTGATTCAAAAATAAAGGCTGATAAAGATAAAGATAAACCACCCCCACCACCACCATACATTCAACCATCATTTGGAAGTAATGGAAATTTTATATATAATACTCCAGGTAATTCTGGATTTTATGGCGGTCCGAACATCGACCTGTATAATAATTTCCAGTCAGCGTGGCTTGGCAATGTTCAGCCAGCGTGGCTTGGCTATGGTGGCCCGCACAGCACATTTGGAATGACTGGTGATTCAGCGTGGCTTGGCTATGGTGGCCCGCAGAGCACATTTGGAATGACTAATAGTTCAGGGTGGCTTGGCTATGGTGGTCCGAACATCGACCTGTATAATAATAGTCAATCAGCGTGGCTTGGCCATGGTGGCCTGCAGAGCACATTTGGAAGTACTGGTTCAGGTTTCTTTAACCAAAGTGGAAATATAACTTCAAAAGATAAAATTCAAAAAGGTGGCCAACTTGTTGGATACATTAATGACTTTATTGGTAAAATTATTTTTGATATTGTAAAAAGCAGAGCAAAAATAGAGTCGGATGTTGCACCAAATTTTAGCATACCAATAGGAATTATTAGTAATAGGGCACTTGTTATACTATCTACTCCAGTTAATTTAGACGATGTTAAACCAAATCCCGCTCCATCTATTTTTGATTCTGAAATATTAAAAACGCTTGACAAAAAAGATGACTATATTGCAAGTCTAGAACCATTTGTTAATTCAGAATCATATGTACCAATTAGTTCAGTAAATACTCTTATAAATTATAGCATTATAAACTACAACATTTATGAAAATTGTGATATTAATACTGCAAATCAATTTTTAATGAGTGAATTGTTAAATATAGTTTATAAAAAAATATATACAGATCTGGAATCAAATTGTTCTGTTATTTATAAAGCAAATTTGGAAAAAAATCTTCACGTTTCGTTTGATCCTTTAACAATAATGCAGAATATGCATTATAAAAATAATTCAGCTAGCCTGAACAGAAATCCTGTTTTTCCAATAGAAATAACGATAACCTGTATAAATAATAAATTCTACAATGATTTATTGACAAAAAGATTAAAAACATACATTAATAATATTGAGTCTTTAAAACTATTAATATTGAATAGTAAAAATGAATTTATATTATACTATAACTATATTATACAACTTGTGAATTTGTTAGGTAATTCAATCCCTGTTAATAATACAGCTGAAATAAATTCTCAATCTATCTTTTATAAAGGTAAATATTTTCAAGAAACACAAGAAAATTTGTTTTTTAAGGAATTGGCAATTGTTCACAACTACGAAGGAGATATGCAAACTTTAAAACTAGATTTTTATGTAGCAAATTTCCAAAATCAAGCTTCAAAAATAGGAACAATAATTATAGCATGTTCAAATGTTAATACTTATAAATACAATTTACCCATATCACAGACCAATATTAATATTTTAGGTCCTCCTGTATTCTATCATGAAGAATTATTATCTCAAGTTTTAGATCAAACAGGTATAGATTCGAGTGAAAAAGAGAAATATAAAATGACGTTTAATAAAATAATAAATAACGCAGAAAATAAATTTGCAAACACTTTATGGGATATAAATTTACAAAGTTTATACATAACATCTTATAATCCTCATTATAAATACTTTAAACAATTTTTTAACGAATCTTATAATAAAACTACAAATGTTATTGAATACGATAACTTTGTAAATAGTATAAATTTAGCGGTTAATAAACATTTTGAAGATATATTTGAGATATATATAAACAAGATAGGTTTGGATATAAATACAAAACTATTAAATTCATGGAAAAAAGTAATATCATCATTAATGCTATATCCAATTACGTATAAAACATTTAGTAATGAAATAATGGCAAATTCTTTTAATTTTTACAAATATTATCCAGAAGGTTTTTGCAATATTTTAAATGCTAATTTATTAAAAAGTAAGTATCATATTGATTTTAAAGGATTTTACCCTTTTAATACAAGTCTTGCAGAATGTAGACGTATATTAGATGTGAAAAGTCCTTTAGAATTAGTTTTAGCTCTTAGTGGAGGCAGGAATAAGAATAAAACAAAAAAAAGAAGAACAAGAAGAATAAAAAAGAATATAACATTAAAAATAAAACGAAATGTTTTTCATGGTGGACAAAATGCAGAGTATAAAGAACTTTTTAAAAACTTATCTATATCTAGTTTTAATGAAAGTATTATAGTAAATAAGTCTGCAAAAGATGATTTGACAAAACCTTTATTAATTTATGATGATAAATTCAAAGATTCTACCGACGTGGTAGTTGAAATGGAAAAATTACCAAAATATGGAACTCACTTTTATTATGAAGGCCCTGCATATTCTCAAGTAGAAGAGTCAATAACATCAGTTTATATGAAAGAATTTGCATTAGTTGAAACACCAATTGAAGAAGAAACAAACATTTTATTGTTAAACAATGAAGAATGTTTGTATAGTGATACTATAAAATTTGACTCTAAACTTGCAGATGTAACAAGCGAGACAATGTTTAATTTATTTAATAATGCACCATCTAATGAAATACAAAGTAGTATTTTTTACGATGCAGATGAATATGAAGATGGAGATAAAAAAAGTTATGGAGATTTGGAAGAAATTTCTGAAACTACTATTATTAATAAAGAAGGAGATGAAATATTTGAGATGAATAAAAGTGTAGAATCTTATAATAAAATTGAGGATGAAAAATTAATTCTAGTAAATAATAATCTTTCACCAATTAATGTTAGTTGTAATTTAGTTTCAGAAATAAATGGAGTATACAATCCAGTAACAGATATTTCTAATCTTACTGAAAGCAATATAAGTTCCAAAAATCCAGAAATAAATAAAAAAATAGTTTACGTTAGAGATGATCAGAAGTATTCAATAATTTTAGGAGAAGTTGAAGGTGAAAAGGAAAAATACTTTTATATTTTTATAAATGAATCACATAGCAAAGTTGCATTTTTTAAAGTTGATTTATTGCCAAATGGAAAAATAACAAATATTACAGATGACGAGTTTCCGACATTACAATATGAAGTTGAAGGTACTTGGCATTTGGATCCTAGTATTGAAATAACTTTATATCCAAATCCTTCTGGTGGAAGATCAAAAAATAATAAAACAAGAAAGCATGTAATAAAAAATAAAAAAAATACTAGAAGCAAAGGAAAAATATTAAATAAAATAACTTTGAAAAAAAGAAAATTTAAAAAACATTGTTATACTCTATCTAAAAAATAATAATTAAAATAAAATACTTAAAGAGATCATTGGTATATAATATGAGCGTTGTTGGTGTAGTGGTAACATGTAGCCCTTCCAAGGCTGAGCTAGGGGTTCGATTCCCTTACAACGCAATTATATTTTTGGTAAAAGTATAGCAAAACCAACGCCCCTTTAGCTTAGTGGTAGAGCACCAGTCTTGTACGTAGAAATACACTGGTAACTGGAGGTCGCGAGTTCAATTCTCGCAGGGGGCTATTAAATAATCATATATGTGGTTTATTATATGATTATTATATAAGTGATGCCAACAAAAATAAAACATCAAAAAACAAAAAAAATAAAAACAAAGAAACGTCAAATAAAGAGGCAAAAAAAGATATTTAGAAAAAGATCGCGCAAAATACGAGGGGGATTAGCGCAAGTTAATGATTGGCAATCGTGTCCCAATGCACAAGTTTCATGCAACTGGTTTGATAAACATTATACCGCAAATGGTAAACTAAACGAGACATGGGATACGTGTATTGATATGAATGGGATAAAAAATCATATTATATACATAACATCTCAAAATGTGGCAATTAAGAGCATTGAAAGTTTACAAGTACCAGAATTTATAGTCAAACTTCCCACTGAAAATGAACCAATTAAATGCAAAATTATGATTGAAGATAAATATGTGGGGTGTTTTTTGAATGTATGCGGTCAATGGTATGCAATTATGCGTCTTTTTGGTACAACACTTAATACAGGAATATTAGCTTTAACTGAAACAAATAAAGCATATTATAGAGTAAAAAATATAGAAATTGATGCAAAAGATCCTGAAACTGGCTCTAGTTTGATTACCATACCTCAAGGATCTTATACTGAAAGTGATGAAGATCTTACATTAGCAACAAGTAAAACACAAATCATTAAACTTAATGATAATTGTTTTACAAATATTAATAAAGAAGATGATACATTTAATGTTTTACAAAGATTCAGACAACAAAAAATATGGGCAAATGCAGAGAAACAAGAGTTAGCAAGCGAAGCTGTCGAGAATATTTTTAGATTTTGGTAAAATTTTTGATTTTATTTTTAAATTTTCAATATAAACCACTTAAAATTATATTACAATAATATTTACTAATAGGCATGTATGATTGCTTTTTATTTGTAAATAGATTATTAAAAAATAATAATGAATTAAAATCTGACGAAGAGACGCACAAAAAAAATATTTCAAATGATGTGTATTTAGACTTTGATGATGTTATGATTATGCCCCAATACACATCGTTATCAAGTCGTTCTCAAGTAAATCTAGAAAGAGAATTTACTTTTATAAATAAACAAAGTAAAATCCCAATTAAATGGAAAGGAATTCCAATTATAGCTGCAAATATGGATACAACGGGAACATTTGAAGTGTACAAAGTTTTAAGTGAATATAAAATGTTGACAGCAATGAATAAATTTTATACATTAAGAGATTATCAAAAAGCAAAAGATCGTGGTTTTGATTTGAATCCAGATTATTTTATGGTTTCAACAGGAATATCAGATGATAATTTTGAAAATTTAAAGATTATACTAGCAGAAATACGTTGCAATTGGATTTGTATTGATGTAGCAAATGGGTATATGCAAGTATTTTTTGATTTTTGCCAAAAAGTGAGAAAAGAATTTCCTGAAAAAATAATTGTTGCAGGAAATGTTGTTACGCCAGAAATTGTGGACAAACTATTAAATGAAGCGGATATTGATATTGTTAAAATTGGCATTGGTCCAGGAAGCGCCTGTTTAACTAGAAAGAAAACTGGTGTTGGTATTCCACAATTGACTGCGATTCAAAAGTGTCGCAATCAGTATATTATTTCTGATGGAGGAATTAAAACGCCTGGTGACATGGCAAAAGCTTTTGGGGCGGGTGCGGACTTTGTTATGGTAGGAGGTGCGTTTGCAGGTCATGATGAAAATCCTGGAGAATTAATTGAAGAAAATGGAGAAAGATTCAAGCTATTTTATGGAATGAGTTCACAACACGCAATGGAGAAGCATTATGGTAAAATGAATAACTATCGAGCATCAGAAGGTGCTGTTCTTAAAGTAAAATATAAGGGATCTTTAGAAAACACAATAAATGACTACTTAGGTGGAATCAGAAGTGCTTGCACATATACAAATTCAAGTTCATTAGAAGAATTTTCAAAGAATGTTCATTTTGTTCGATTAAGTAAGTAATTTTTATTTGAAAATAAATAATATAAAAATTACTTGGTGTTTGCTGTGGGATAAGGAAAATATCCATTAGGATTTCCAGTATAATTATCATAAAGTCCTAAATAAGGATAAAATTTTCCGCATGTTTGATTTTGATTGCAAATGGTTGCCAATCTATTTTTTGCGCGTCTATTTGAAACAGATTGTGCTCCAACTCCTCCTTGTCCAGGTGAATATTTATTGTATAAATATTGGGGTGTATTGCATAAAGCAGAAGAACGAAATTGCGTAGTTCTTCTTCCTCCTACACCTACATTTTTTTTGTAAAGAAAACCAAAATCTCCAACCCAAAATTGTCCATTGCTAGGCCCAAAACGTGACATTAGTTACTATATCATTAGATTATTTATTCAACTTTTATAACTTTTAATACGCTTTATTAAAAGTTATTCAACTTTTGCTTTTATTTAAGTGATCTTTCTAGTAGGAATATCAGATGAAACCAAATAAATGGAATTCTCAGTAATAATAATATACTCAGTTCCACTTTTGTAAAATTTTGAAATAGGACTGGTATACTCGTCTTCACTCTTAACTAAAAGTTTTTCGCCGCTCTCCTTTACACCGATAAGAGATTTCTTATCGAGAGAAGCAGTCCAGTAATCTAACATGATGGGTTTATCCTCAACCACAGCCAATTTAGCTGCGTGTTTCAAAGTAACATCAGAAGGTAGTCTATAGTTATTATCGACGCTGCCGCTTTTTTGATCAGACATTATAATAAATACAATTTTAAAATCTTTAAATACTTTTATTCTTTTATTCTAAATAAAAGTAAAAATAACAAAATAATAATATTTAATTTTTATAAATGAAAACTGCATCAAATCATTATTCTTTACAAAATGTAGAGAATTATAAATCTCTTTTGGATAATTCTTTGAATGATGTTCTAGATAAATACATATTGCTTATTTGTGAATATCTTAGATTTATTGTTGAAAACATTAAAATGAAAAATAAAAGTTACTTCAAATTTATTTTAGTAAGAGGTCTAGAAACAATAACTCATGTTTTTAATAATATTTTGTTCTACTCTAAAAATCTTGAGATGGCTTATTATCATGGACAAAAAGCATTTTACTATTACGTTGAATTTATTGGACAAATAAGCGAGGAACAAAATGTTTTTCTTCAATTGAGTTCTAGAGATGCAACAATGTATGTGTATAAAAAAACAATTTTTGAAATTAGCAATGATAACAAAAAAATTTCAACTTATATAGATGAAGAAATAACTCAAAAGTTAAAAGGAATACAACTTCACATGCAAATTTATAAAAACATTATCAACTATTTATTGATAATTGAAGAAAGTTTTAGAGAATATGTTGTAGAATTTTTTATTTACAGGTTTGAATTGTTATGTAATAAAATTAACTCTGTTATTTTATCAAATGAAGAATCAAAAGTAATTGATTTTTTTATAGATCATTTAAATACAAAACTGCTTAATATTGAAAAATATTTGGATGTGCTTGATTTTTTTACAAAACGTATTTGTAAAACAAAATCTATTCTTTCAGAAAAAAAAATTAAACAAAAAATTTTAGATGATGGATTTGATAGTATATTGGAACAACCTCCAGATAAATTTATAACTTGGTTATTTTCTTAAGCGTTTTCTACAATGTTAACAATAATTTGCTTCTTTCGAATCTTCTTCTTTTTATCCTTATTTACAACAATTTCACTTTTTGCTTTTTGTTGCCCAATTTGAGAAAACTCATTAGACAACAAATTTTTCAAAAACTCATAAATAATTAATAAAACGTTTTCGTCGCATTTTCCAACAATAAGAACGCTACCCGTTCTAAAAATCATAAATGACACTTCATTTATATTTTTATATTTTGCCTTGTTTTCCTCAGAAATTTGACTTCCAGTTTGAATTCCGACATCCGGATTGTGGTAAAATTTGCATTGAATTCCCGGATAAGAACAAGGGTCGTATATAGACTGAATGTTATACTTGTACTTTAATATGTCAAACAATGCCTCTCGGTTAATATAATATCCGCAGTTGAAATTTGAATTTATCAAAACTGTTTCAGTTGTGTCTGGTTGATATTCTAATTTATCCGTAAAATATGGTTGAAGAATTTCAATAATTACCGCTAATGTTCTTTGAAAAGTTTCTTCTGTTTGTATTCCAGGAATTTCTAATTTTCCCGTGTTGAAGATTTTCACGTGAAACTCTTTAAAAACTGCGTCAATCTTTATTCTTAAAATTAACACAAAACAATTGTAAAATGCGCTCTTCTTCTTGCATCGATAACTCATAATATCCTTCATTGAAATTCCAATACTAATTTTGCGGATATCCTTGAATTTAATCCTGCCATTTGGATTTTTAATACTTGTCATAACATGCTCTTCGAAATATTTTTCATCTTTAAGTTTTTCTTGAACGCTATCTAACTCTTCTTGTGTAGCCGAATTTATTTTTATTTGTTTTTTAATTACACCGGTTTTAGGTTCGGCGTAAGAAATAACGGGAATTTTCCAAAATATCTCCTTTAAATCAACTTGTTGATTCAAATACGAAATTTTAGTTTTTGTCGAGATGTAAATTGGCGTTGCCACGGGTGAATCCGTAATTTCGGAAGATAAATTTGCAGTGGCAATTTCAAGTTCGTCCGGGTCAATAAAATTATCGTCATCATCGTCGTCATCATTATCGTATTTAGGAGAAATAAAATTCGCCCACTCTTGATCAATATTATGTTGAATAGTTGTAGCCATTACAAGTAGTGTCAATTTGTCTTTATATCTCTTTATATTATTTTAAATCAATTATTTTCTAATCTTATACAATATAAATGCAGGATTGTCAGAAACGCCCCTACTATGAAAGAAGTAGTATTTTACCCATTCAAAAAAAATTACCTACAACCATGAAGGTATTAAGCAATAATCAATATGATTTAAAACAAAATATCTTTGATCCATCAAAAAGCTCACCGCCAAATGATTTTATGGAAAAACTAAAATTAAGAATGTCTATTTACGAATCATTTAGCAAAAATGGAGTCATTCTAACTAACGAATAATTAATATAGTGAGTGTTTTTGCAATCCTGAAAATGCATAATATTCTCCACAAAATTAAGAAAATCTGATGATATTACATTTGTTCTTTTGCGAATAATATAATTTAAGAAATCCTTGATTATATTTTTTTTGTCGACATTGTAGTTTATACTAATATTTTGTATATATTCTATTAACTCATTGAAACTCTTTTTTTCTAATATTTTTTCACAAAGCGTTTGCCAAACATTATCATCTATGATATTGATATTTGAATCTAAAATATTTTGGTTTGACTGCATAAAATTTATCATACTTCGTATATCAGATTTATACAATTTTTGTATACATGTAAGAGCTGGAATACTCATATTTAACTTTTCTTGATCAGAAATGTTTTTAAGAAATTGAATAATATCTGGTTGAGGCAATTGGTTAAATCTTAGGCGCAAAAATTCATTTTGCAAACCCTCATCTATACGACTAATATAGTTGCATATCAAACAAAAACGTACTGTTGTGGAATAATTTTGCAACAAATATCGCAATGCTTGTTGGGCATTTTTTGTCATATAATCAACTTCATCTAAAATAACAAATTTCATTCCATTGTGAAATAATGGGTTTGAATTCACAAATAAATTTATTTGATTTCTTATTATATCTATACCTCTCTCATCTGATGCGTTTAAATGTATCATCAATCCTTTGTTTTTCCCATTTAATTTTTCTTGGTACGCATTTACTAAATTAATAATTGTTGTTGTTTTACCAGTGCCAGGAGGCCCATAAAAAAGTAAATTAGGAAAATAAGATGTTTCAATTATATTTTTAAGAATTGTTTTATTTAACGGATCTAAAACAATATCATCAAATTCAGTTGGTCTGTATTTTTCTACAAGAGGATAAAAAGTATTTTGTTTTATCATAAGTATAATATTAGTTTTATAAGTTTTATATGTTTATTTACGAATTATTTTAAAAATTGATTTATATAAAACAACAATGATTAAAAGCATTAGCATACCTTTGTTTGAAATGAGCAATCAAAATAGCAAAAAAGCATATCTCGAGCTTATAACAGGACCAATGTTTTCAGGAAAAACATCAAAGTTGCTTGAAATCTACAAACAATGCAAATTTTGCAATATATCTGTTGCAGTTATTAATCATTCAGCAGATACGCGATATGACGAAACAATGCTATCAACACACGATAAATTTATGATTCCCTGCATTCAAACAGAAAAAATACAAAGTGTGTGGAATTATGAAAATTTAGACGAAACATATAATTCTCAACTTGGAAATAATCATATGCAACTAAGAAATGCTGACGTGATTTTAATTAATGAAGGTCAATTCTTTGACGATCTTTACGATTGTGTTATTGACATGCTTAAAGAAAATAAAAAAATTTATGTCTCAGGATTAGACGGGGATTTTGAAAGAAAAAAATTTGGACAAATACTAGATCTATTTCCACTTTGCGATAAAGTGACAAAGCTGACATCTCTTTGTAGTTTATGTAAAAATGGCGAAGCAGGAATATTTTCAATGCGTTTAAATAAAGATAAAACACAAATGTTAATTGGAAGTGATAATTATATTCCAGTTTGCAGAAGTTGTTATGAAAAAAATTATTCAGCGTAAAATATATATGAAAAGGATTTAAATTATAAACCATATAAATATTTATAAACACTACAAATGATAAATTTGGAAGAGGGCGTAAAAAGTGTAAAACCTAAAAGAGGTAGAAAGTCTAAAAAAGATATTGAAGCAGCGGCTGCGGCTGCAGCAGCAATTAAAGAAAATGATTGTATAAGTATCAATATTGAAGAAAAGTCCAATGCTAATTTAGATTCAAACGAAAATGAAAACATAATACTTTTTTCTAATGCAGAAGTTGAAACAAATGATGAAAATACACTAATCAAACCTGGTGCAAAAAAACGTGGACGAAAACCAAAGGGAGGTAAGATAATTCAACAAATAACTCCTGCGACTATTGTAAAAGAAGAAAAGCCAAACATTATTTTACATCTTAAATGCTCAATTAAAGATTTACAAACACAATCTATGTTTGATTCAAGCTTAGAACCTTTTCATTTTTCTAATAGTAAAAATGAACTAAATTATGATTTATTGGGTGACAATAATTTGCATAACACAAATCAGAATGTTTATAATGAACCAAAATTAACTACTATTATTAATAATACATTTGAAGAATCAAATGCATATGACTATGAGTCTGAAACCGAAAAAGAAGTTGAAAGTAAACAAGTTTGGAAAAAATTAAAGCAACTAGAACATAATTTGCATATCAATAATATTAATGATAAAAAATCTGCTTGTTTTTGGTGTACATATGAATTTGATAATCCGCCTATATATATACCAAAACATTACATTAAAGATTCCTATCAAGTTTATGGATGCTTTTGTAGCCCCGAGTGCGCCGTTGCACATTTAATGGAAGAAAATATTGATAGTTCAACAAAATTTGAACGCTATCATTTATTGAATCATATTTATGCCAAAGTTTATGACTATAAGAAGAATATTAAACCCGCACCAAATGCATATTATATGTTGGACAAGTATTATGGAAACTTGAGTATCCAAGAATATAGGTCTCTTTTGCGAAATGAAAGATTTTTCCTAATTGTTGATAAACCTCTTACTAGAATTTTACCAGAGTTGCATGAAGACAACAAAGATCATATTATCAATAACAAAATTATACCATCCAACAATTTTCACATTAAGAAGAAATTGCAAAGAAAACCTCAAAGCAAAAATAACATTTTAAATGAAAAGTTTGGAATGCAAAGCGCTGTAATTGAATAATATTATATTTTTCAATGAAAATATAATACTATCACCATATTTCTTCAATTTCGAAGTACATTCCATTACCTGGATTAATGTTGAATACTCTTTGAAAATTTTTTGAATTAGAGAGAACGCAATTAACGCGATATTTTGAGTAAGAGTGTTCGTCTTCGTTTAATTTTTTTCTGAAAAACTTAATATTTTGATTTGAACGCCAGTTTCTCGCATAACTAATATAGAATTCTTTCAAATACTTGTCCTGTCTTGCACCATAAATACCTTTTTCATTCAAATAATTAATAAGCACGTCTTCTGTCAACAAAAACCCTCCAATATCGGCAATATTTTCTGTTAAGGTTAACTTACCATCCACCTTCAAATTATCTAATTTTGCTGAATCTTCATACAACTTTATTATTATTTTTTGTTTTCTCTCGTATGTACTTGTATCATTTTTATGCCACCACCCATTAGGAATATAAATTCCATTTTCATCATAATAGTAACCATCATCATCAAATGCGTGAATCATTTCGTGACCAATACTTGTACCTATTGAAGCCAAATTGTATGCCATGTCTTTTTCTACATCAACAAAAGGTGGTTGCAATATAGCATTAGGAAAAATTAATTCATTTTCTAAGCTGTTATAATATGCATTTATATCATAAACATTTTGATCTTCCATAGGTATCCAAATATTTTTTGAAGCAATTTTTGTACCTATTAAATTTATATCTCTATTTGTAGACCATCTATTAAATAGTATATAATTTCCCCAAGCATCAACGGAAGAATAATCTAAATCTGGATCTTTTTCCCAACTTTCTTTATACCCAACAACAATTGTCATATTATCTAACTTTTTTAATGATCGCATTTTTGTATCTTGATGCAACCATTTATTTTCATCTAGTCTTTTCTTAAAAGCGTCTTTAAATCGTGAGATTAGTTTTTTTGTATATTCTATTTCTTTTTCATTTTTAAATAGTTCTATGTATTTTTTGCTTATATGTGTATTCATATAATTTTCTACATTTGATAGCGCTATTTTTTTTGTATCTATCGTTTTTTTACTTGGTATTTTATTTATTTTATTAAAAAAATCAATATAAACGTTAAATAATTTTTTATGGTAATTTGAAGCAACAATAATAATTTGATAAACCCAATAATTTTTCAAGTCACTTGTATTCCAATTTTTTAAAAGTTTCATAACATTTTTAATATATTTTGGACTTTCAATAATTAAATTTCTTGGCGCCAATTTAAAACCTAGACCTTTTGCAAAGTTGTTCCAGTCTAAATCTAATTCTTCTATACATTTTTCCTGAGTAAAAGAATTATATGTATTTTTAATATACAAAATGTCTTCATATGATAATAAAAATTCTGCAATGTTTTTTTCTATATTTAAAATTTTGTTAACATCATATTCATGCGTTTTCCCAAAAACAATCTCAAAAATATTTTTTAAGAAGGCCAGATATGACTTTCTTAAAGATTTATATTTTTTATCATTACTAAAATAGGTTTCTTTATTTAAAAATGTTAACCCATTTTCAGTTAAATGAGATATGTATTCATGAGTTTTTTTAGCATCAATTTCTATATCCCAACCAATTGGAGTATTGAAACCTTCTTTCACAAACCAACCCATAAATTCATAAAGTTTTTCAGAGTTTTCCCTATATTCATCCAATTTAATAATATAATTTTTAATTTTATTTTCTGTCAAATCATTGTTCCAATGAACTGAGGATTTATAAATGTTTCTAATATTTTCTCCCGCTTTCGTTTTCTCTTCTAATAATTTTTCTAGAACAACGTCTTTCATTTCACAATTCACTTTTTTTTTAATAATTAAATCCATTGTCATGTCTTTATCTTTTGCATGAGACTCCTTTTGAACCCATAAGTAATTTACATGACTATAAAAATCATCCTCGATTTTTGGTTTATGCTTATATTTTCTTATTTTAATTGTTTTGTTTTTGAATTTTCTAATATTGCCATCTATGTTTCTTTTATGTGTTTTCATATATATTATATATTGGCAATATAATATATTTGATAATTTGCATTACGCATTATTATTTTTTTTTTCATTATAATCTTTCATTGATGCGTCTAATTTATATCTAATTTGTCTATAAATTTCTTGGTTGAGAGAAGATACCGGTGGTGCTTTTTTTTCAGCGATTCCAAAATACCCTTTAATTACTGAAATTTCATTGTAGTTATTTTTTTCAAGCATTTCCTTTGCTATTTCTTCAGTATAATCAGTTTGCCCCAATATGATTTTTATTTTTCTATCTATATCATCATTGCTTACAAAAGAAACTTTATCGTCCATATATGAAATAGATAAATTATTTTTTAAATCATATTAAACGAATATTACTATGTTTAATTATCTAAGAATGCCAATTGAAAAGGAACGTGTTTTTGATACAAAAGATACATTAGTTGAATTAAATGAAACCATGCAAAAGGGTCTTAATAAAATTGTCGAAAGATTTATAGATAAATTTAATACATATGAGGAAACTCATAATTATGTAATGAACATACCATATGTTAAAAAATTGATACGTGAAAAGGAATCTCACATTGAGACTGCGGATTTAACAGAAGAATTCAAAATTGCAAAAATTCAAGAGCTTTACAAGAAAGTTTCAGACTTAACCACTGAAAATGAAAACTTGAGAAAGGAACTTGATAAATATAAGTCAGAGGAGCATATTTCTTTAAAAATTATTGAAAAGGAAAAGCCTGCTATAGTTGAAAATGATGAAAAAATGTATGAACAAATATTGAACACTTCCGAAACAACGTCAAAGAGAGTTTTGATGAATAATATGTTTAAAGTTACACCTGATCCGGTTGATTCTGATGACGAAGAAGAGGAAGAAGAAGACGAAGAAGAAGAAGAGGAAAGTGAAGAAGAGGAAAGCGAAGAAGAAAGTGAAGACGATGATGATGATGTTTCTTTGGAAAAGAATACAGAAATAAAAAATGATTCAGGATCTAAACTGAAAGAAGAGGAAAAGGAAGAAAAAGAGGAGGAAGAAGAAGAAGAAGAAGAGGAAGAAGAAGAAGAGCCAAAAGATGGCACCCAAATAGAACCTTTAACAAAAACTCAAGAGGCCGAGGAAGATGAGGAAGAGGAAGAGGATGAAGAAAAGGAAGAAGAAGTTGAAACAGAAAATGAAGAAGAAGAGGACGTATTTGAAATAGAAATTGATGATGTAACATATTTTACAAATAATGAAGAAAATGGATCAATTTACATGGTAGATAAAAATGGTGATCCTGGTAAAAAAATTGGTCATTTAAAAGACGGCGAACCTTTTTTTTATTAGTGTAATATAAGTAAATATGTTTGAACTATGTGCCCCTGCTTTAATTTATATTGCATTCTCACTTACACAAATAATTATTGACACAATAAAAGGCCTTTACAACACATCTTTAGTAAAATTCATTGTAATGATAATGATTACAATACTTTTGAACGCGCTCTGTCAAAGAGGTTTAGGTATAGCTTCGTGGATTATTGTTTTTATACCTTTTGTTATGATGACTGTTATTACAAGTGTTCTTCTATACATTTTTGGTTTAAATGCCGCTACAGGCACATTTAACTATAATCAAAATACTTCAGACACATCTAATTGCAATAAAAATGTTTACACCGATAAAAATGGAAATATAGTTATATATGATCCCTATTATGATGCAAAAAATAAACCTGTTTATTATAATTCGCCAAACTTAATTGTTCCTGCGCCTCCAGTTGCTTACCAAACAAACACTAACCAAACAAATAATAACTCCAATGTTACAACCGCGACAAATGTTACAACAATTACAACTCCTTCTTTAACAAATTTTTTCAATTCCACAAGTCCTGCGTTTGCATGGGCATAAATAATAATAATAAATGATTTAAAACAAATTTATTATTATTAATTACATAAATGGTGAGTTTTTCATTCATAATATCTTCAACGGGAGTTCTTTTTTTAAACGAATATTTAAGACAAAAATATCCAAAACAATATCAAGAAACTATGATTTATCTTTATTTCAATGCTGTATTTTTATACACTCAATGTCAACTTATTTCAGCAAGAAGTTATAAAAAATTAATAACAGATTATCCTGAAATTAATACTAAAATTCAAAAAATTTATGAACTAATTAACTCATTTATCCCAAAGAAACCCTTTTATGTTTGCGAGTTTGTTAAAAATGGTGATATCATTTTAGGTTTTACTGAAGAACAAATTAATGCGCCTGAGTTTAAAATGCCAGATGAAACTTTGTACGATTTTTTTGTTTTTTCTGATTCAAAGGATGAATGTGTTCAAAAGATTGTACATAGAAATATGCCTGGATCTACTTTTACCTCTACGCCATCATCAGTTAGATTTATTTTATCTGAGATTACAATTGGAATCGATGCTGGTTTAGATAAAACTATTAAAATTTCTTTTTGCACTGAAAAATATAACTATTTGATGAAAAATAACATTATTGATAAGCAATTTATGAAATATTTTATGAGAAAACATTATTCTCAAGAAATTGCAGACAATGATCGATATTTACTTCAAAATTATAAGATGAAAATTATTGACAATGATGTAAAAATAAATGTTTATGATAATTCTGCCCAAATTATAATACTTGAAGATAATTATACAAATGTTTCTAGTAGTGAAAACATAGTTAGAACTTGTAATTTGAATGATGAATCATTTTCTCGTACTTTAGAAGAAACACAAAAAGGCAAGCTATCGGACAATATTCATTTTAGTGAAGATGTTTCATACGAAAAATCGAGTGATGATTTTGTGAATATACCAGACATAGAATAATAATAATATTTAAAACAATTTAAAAAAAATTGATTAATAAATACATAGATGGTAACTCCTCAAACTACAATGGCAACAAATACATCTGCACAAGAATTTCATAAGTTATCTGATAATTGGTCTTTATGGGCACATTTGCCCCATGATACTGACTGGAGCATTAAAAGTTATAAGAAAATTTATACAATGACTTCTGTTGAAGAAACAATTGCAGTCACAGAAACGCTCCCTGATATACTTGTCAAAAATTGTATGTTGTTTTTAATGCGTGAGGGCATTAAGCCTATTTGGGAAGATCCAAAAAACCGCAGTGGTGGATGCTTCTCTTATAAGGTCTCGAACAAAAGTGTATATGAAACATGGAAGGAGTTGTCCTACGTTCTTGTAGGCGACACAATCAGCAAACAAAATTCGTTTGTTGCCAATGTAACTGGAATTACCATTTCCCCTAAGAAAAATTTCTGTATAATTAAGATTTGGATGTCGAATTGTGCAAATCAAAATCCTGCAATTGTTACCAATGAAATTGCAGGAATCAGCTCACAAGGATGCCTTTTTAAGAAACATACCCCCGAGTATTAAATATAAATGAATTGTTAGATTTTATAATGATAAAAATTATTTATGATTATAATAAAATACTTATTAAAAACATAATTATTATCTGAATTATGAGTTATCCATTTGTTTTATTTTATAGATTTGACAAATATGCGGCAATTGATTCTTTTTTTTCAAATAATAATGAAAGTTTGGAATGCACCATTCATATTATAAATGATGCACAAAAATTAAATTGTTTATTTGATCCTAATTTTCAATTACTAATTACTTATGGCGAAGATGAAAAAGAATACTATCCTTTTATCGAAGGTATAATACCAGAGAGAATGTGCAAACGTTGGATTCATTTTAAAGAAATAACTTTTATTGAATCTTTTAATAATTCTGTAAACAATTGTTTCATTCATAATGCAAGCTATTCGAGAGAAAGTATACGCCCTAAATTTTCTATATTTACAACTTGTTATAACTCATATGAAAAAATAATTAGAGCATATAAAAGCATAAAAAATCAAACATTCATTGATTGGGAATGGGTTATAGTCGATGATTCCAGTGATGATAATCATTTCAATTTTTTACGGGACAATTTTTCTAATGATTCACGTATTCGAATGTATAAAAGATCCTGTAATAGCGGAAATATTGGAAATGTTAAAAATGAGGCAGTATCTTTGTGTAGAGGAAAATACGTGCTTGAATTGGATCATGACGATGAAATTTTGTGCGACGTTCTAAAAGATTCCGTTGAATTATTTGAAACTAATAATGATATTGGATTTATTTATATGAACTTTGCAAATATTTACGAAAATGGTGATAACTTTAAATATGGAGACTTTATTTGTAAGGGTTATGGAAGTTACTATTGTCAAAAATATAAAGGAAAGTGGGTTTATGTTTATAATACTCCAAATATAAATAATATTACGCTAAGTCATCTTGTTTGTTGTCCGAATCATCCGAGAATTTGGCGGAGAGAAACGCTTCTTCACGCAGGAAACTATTGTGAACTATTGCCAATTTGTGATGACTATGAAATACTTTTGCGTACTTGTTTAACTACTAAAATAGCAAAAATAAACAAACTTGGGTATATTCAATATATGAATAACAACAATGATAATTTCTCTCTAATTCGAAATGGAGAGATTAATAGAATTGGCCCACAATTTATTATGCCCATCTTTTATGAAAAATTTAATATACATGAACGTATGAAAAAAAAAGATGCATATGAAGATGAAAAATATATTCATAGTCATTCTCAAATATGGATGCGTAATCAAGATAATTATAAACACTTTTATTCAAATATTATCCATAATTCAGATTACGATAAACAATTTTGTATTTTTGGCATAGATAGCCTAACGCAAAACATGGAATATATTGTTCAACTTTACAATGAAGAGAGAAACGATTTTATTCTTTTGGAAAATAAGTATGATATCGATTGTATCACACAAAAACTAGATAAGTTGTGTTTTAATAAAATGAAATGTTATTCTCTCAAAAATGCAACACAAAATGAACTTTTACAATATTTTATGATAATGTATAGATCTTGCGAAAAATATGAAATTCTTAAGTGTAATACAAATAGTAAAGAGAGAAAAAAAATCACAATTATAACTCCTTCAATAAGACCTGAAAATTTAATAAAGGTAAAAGAAAGTATTAATTTTGATTATGTGAATGAATGGATAATTGTATACGATGGAAGCAAAATTTCAGAAAATCCTAACTTGTTTTTAAATAAAAGTAATTCAAAAATTAAAGAGTTTTTACATAGTGGTGAAGGAATAAGCGGCAACCCTCAAAGAAATTTTGCACTTGACAATATTAGTAACGAGAACACTTATTTATATTTTTTAGATGATGATAATATTATTCATCAAGAGTTGTATACTCTTTTAGATGATATAGAAGACAATAAAATGTATACTTTTGATCAAATAAGACCGCCTGACGTTTTTCCATATAAAGAATATTTACCTGGAAATATAATTGAGTTGTTTAATATTGATACCGCAATGTTTTTAATTGACTATAACTTATGTAAAAATGTAAGATGGGATGCATATAAATACAATGCAGATGGTATTTATATTGTAGAATGTTATGAATTGAATAAAGAAAATTGGGTATATCTTAATAAAGTAATGGCTTATTATAACTATCTCTCTGTGCTAAAAAAAAATACTTGAAATAGTCTACCATTTTCTTTGTCTGTACCAAAATAGTCTAGTGACATATGATTTCTTTTTGAATTAAATAGAACCAGCCTATTGAATACATTTCCAATATTATCCACAAGTTTCCATTTTGTCATGTCTTGACTATATTTACCCAAATCTTCTTTGCTTGGATTTTTTTCATGAAATGTATAAAATCCTGTTCCTGCACTTAATGGAGCATCCGGAGTCATAAAAACAACTCCACCCCAGTTATTGTAGCCGTCAATATGAACCCACGATCTATCACGCGAAGTTGTATATTGAAATGAACCATTATACATTTTTATATTTTTTTCTTGGTCCTCGCTTGGAATTGGGAAATCTGTAATTAATCCACCAAAAGGCATTACATAATTTTGTATTACTTCTTTTAAGTGTTCTGTTGCATAGGAAATAGTTCTTTGTCCCGGATAATTTCCTTTTACAGAAAAATCTTGTGTAAGAATATAGTTTCTTGTTTCCATGGCATTCTTATAAAAATTATCTACAACAATAATTGAACAACTTGGCGGTTCCATTGATTTGTTTTTATTTTTTAAATTATCTTTAATATATAATTTAAAAATTATTTATTGACTTTGAAGTAATGTTTCTAATTCAGATATGCTTTGTTCGTAAAATAAATTTTCAGTTTCTATTTCATCATTTAAATCTTGTAAAACTTTTTCAAGATCATTAATTCTTTTTTTGAGAAATCTCAATGCAGATGCATAAAGCGGAATTGTTAATTCATAGTTAATTCCTTCTGGTAATCCTTCTGCATCTCTTACAACAAAATAATTTCCCAACTCGTTTTCAGCCATTTCTTCTGCTATAAAACCTATGCGCCTTTTTCCTATTGCATTACCACTTGCATCTTTATAATTAAAAAATACAGGTTGTATGTCTAGTATACTATCACTATCGGGCAAAGTTTGTATATTTGTTTTGTATCTTTGACTTGAGGCGTTGTAATATAGTAAAGTACTTGATGTTGGTGATGCCGCAGTTGGGTTTCCATAAACTGCAACCCCGCCACTTGAAGTAGTAAGAGGAACTTTTAAGCTATCTGACATCGCAAAACATGTTACGGGAGTATAAGGAAGATCGGCCCCGCTAGTATATTTAAAAACATATTCGGTTCCTGAAGCATTTTTAAAGTTTATTGGATTTCCTGCATTTAAATAAAGATCTAATCCGGAAAAATATAAATTTCCTGAACTTTGAATGCCAGCTATAGGAGTTGGATAACCTATTGTAGCTGATAAATTTATTGTAACCGAACTAGTTCCATTACCGGTAAATGAAAGATTGTTATTAGAATCTGTAACAAAACTTACTAAGCTTCCCGAAGCACCTTGATTTCCTGTTGAACCTTGAGGTCCCGTTGCACCCTGGTTTCCCGTTGCCCCTTGTGCTCCCGTTGCTCCTTGCAATCCAGCAGAACCTTGAAAGCCTTGAGCTCCTTGCAATCCAGCAGAACCTTGAAAACCTTGAGCACCTTGAGCTCCAACAGAACCTTGCGCTCCCTGAAGTCCTTGCACTCCCGTAGCTCCTTGAGCTCCTTGAGCTCCTTGTACTCCAGTAGATCCTTGCGCTCCTTGAGGCCCTTGCACCCCTTGTGATCCTTGTGGTCCTTGTGGACCAGAATTAAATAATCTGTCTATATAAGCCTTATTCACAAGTTGTGGATTTATGACGGGTAAAACACTGCAAATAGGCGTATTTTTGAAAGTTACATTCCCAGTAGGGTCTCCTGTAACAATAACATTTCCATTTGTTTTTACTAAAAGATTTGCAGTTCCAGAAGCTTCTAATATTAAATTTGAATTTACTCCTGAATAAACTCGAGAGGCGATGATATCCCATGATTTTGTAGTTACATTAAATTGTTGATTTCCTGACATGATTTATATTATTACAACAAAAATTATTTTATTACTTTCTCTACAAATACAATTTATGTTGTTTTATTTTTTTGCAAAATTTTGCAAATCTGTTATACGTTGCAATAAATTATTATGTTGCACATTCTGATCTTCTTTAAATGCTTCTAACTCAGTAGAAAAAGTAGTTATTTTTACTTTTAGCACTCTAATAGAACTTGCATATAAAGGTATTAATAATTCATAATCAATTGTTTCACAAGAATTATCTTCATTTCTTACAACAAAGTAATTTCCTAATTCATTTTTTGCCATTTCTTCTGCTATAAAACCTATATATTTTTCTTCCATTGGATTTCCACTGGCATCTTTATAATTAAAACTAACGGGTTGTACATTTAAAATATCATCATTATCAATCAAAGGGTCAATATTTGTTTTCAAACGACGACTTGAAAATGAATCAGTATATAAAGCTATTCCAGCTGCAGTTCCTTTTGCTATATATCCTGATGGAATTGGTGGACTTATTGGACCATTTTTATATATTGGAACAGATAAAGGTTTTGTCATTGTAAAAGTACTTGCTGAATCATAATAAAAATTATCAGCGTTGCCATTAAAATAAAATTTACTGGCATTGCCATTATTATTCATTTGAAGATACCCTGATGAAATGTTTAGACCAGCAGTTGATACATTCACTATATTTAATAATGGTGGAACAAGATTTATTGTTGCTTGAGATCCAACTAAACTAGTTGATACATTAGTGTCAGTATTAAGGAATGATGTTGGTCCACCTGTTCCACCCTGTCCTCCCGTTGCACCCTGAAAACCTTGAGCGCCTTCACCTCCATCTGCCCCAGTAAATCCCTGAGCCCCTTGATTTCCAGTAGAACCTTGAAACCCTTGAGCTCCTTGACCACCATTAGCACCTGCAGGTCCTTGCGAACCAGTTAAGCCGACGCTTCCTGGTGTTCCCGTTGTACCAACCGCTCCTTGTAGTCCTTGATCCCCTATTGCTCCCTGCGCTCCACTTGCTCCTTGCGTTCCAACAAATCCTTGCGCTCCTTGCGCTCCTTGAAAACCCTGAAATCCTTGAGGACCTTGAGGTCCAATTAGTAAACTATCAGCATATTGTTTGTTAATAAGATGTGCTGGTACAACTGGTAAAACACTACAAATTGGTGGAGATGGAAAAATAACATTTCCAGTTAGGTCTGCAGTAACCAATACATTTCCATTTGTTTTTACAAGCAAATTTGCCGTTGCAGAAGATTCTAAAGTTAAATTAGCATTTATACTAGAATAAATGCGTGATGCAATAATATCCCACGATTTTGTAATCGAATTAAACTGAATATTTGACATAATTTATATATAACCTATTAAAATAAAAATTTTTGTATTAATATATTTTTAAGAAGCTAATTGTTCTTGGCTTTGTTTTAAACTTTCTAGTGTAACAATACGTTGCAAGTATGAATCTCTTCTTAATTTTTGATTTTCTTTTAAAATTTCTAAACTATTTTTTAATCCAATAATTTTTGTTTTAAGAGATCTTATAGCACTTGCATATAGCGGGGCTAATAATTCATAATTAATTGTTTCTATATTTCCACTAGCATCTCTATAAACAAAATAATCACCTAATTCATTTTCTGCCATTTCTTCAGCTATAAAACCTATGTATTTTTTTTCATATGGGTTTCCGTCTAGATCTTTATAGTTATATGAAACTGGTCTAACGTTTAATATATTATCATTATCGGGCAAAGGTTGAATATTAGTTTTATATTTTTCACTAGATGATACATAAAATAAAGCCGTACCCGCTTCTGTTCCTCTTATAGCACTTCCTCCGGTACCAACAGTATTAAGAGGAATCTTTAAATAATCATTCAAATAAAACCCAGGGCTACTATTATAAAAAAAATATTTATTTGCACCACCGCTCACCCATGTTGGTCCTCCAGAAGAGCTAGAAAAATAAATATTACTTGTATTTAAAAATGTTGTATATATTTGACTTGTTCCCGTACCCAATGATGATGTCAAATTTATAGTTGCCGTTTGAGGATCTGGTGTTTGTGAAAGAGATATATTATTACCACTACTTAATGTTAAAGTAGTTCCTGTTGGTCCTGAAGCTCCAGTAGATCCTTGAGCTCCTTGAGATCCCGTTGCACCTTGATTTCCTTGAGCTCCCTGAGCTCCCGTCGCGCCTTGATTTCCTTGAGCTCCTTGATTTCCCGTTCCACCCGATGTACCTGCCGCTCCTTGATAACCTTGCGCTCCATTTGCACCTGCAAAACCAGTTGCTCCTTGAAGTCCTTGTGAACCTGTAAACCCTTTTTGACCTGTTGTCCCTTGGGCTCCCGTAAATCCTTGCGCTCCTTGTGCTCCTTGAGCCCCTTGTGCTCCCTGAGGACCTTGGGCTCCTGATGCAATTAAACTATCAGCATATTGTTTGTTAACAAGATGTGCAGGTATAACGGGCAAAACACTGCAAATGGGCGGTTTTGTAAAAGTTACATTACCAGTAGGATCCGCTGTAACAATTACATTACCATTTGTTTTAATAAGAAGATTTGCTGTTGGCCCGGACGCTTCTAAAGTTAAATTTGCATTTACACCAGAATAAACTCGTGATGCAATAATATCCCACGATTTTGTAGTTACATTAAATTGTTGATTGCCTGACATGATTTATATATTATTAAAATATAAATTATGTTTTATTAGTCGTGAAAAATAAAATTAATATCCACTAAAAGATGATATACGTAAAATAACAACTCCCGACCCTCCATTACTACCAATAATATTTCCTGATGGGCTTGAACTACTTCCTCCGCCACCACCTCCTGTATTGGCAGTCCCGGCTGTTCCTACATTTCCAGTTCCAGATGCAGGTGATGCAATTGGTGTACCACCAGCGCCTCCACCACCATTTCCTCCAGTTCCATTTGTTCCACTCGGCGCGTTATAAACACCACCTCCACCACCACCTGCATAGTATGCTCCAGGCGCACCAGCAATGGTTGTTAAAATTCCACTACCACCATTACCACCTAGTGAATTAGTTCCCGCAGATCCAGGACTTGAGGCGCCGCCTCCTCCACCTCCTGAATAATAACCCGCTGTAGCTTGATTACCCGCTCCACCAGCAAATCCTTGCCCCGCAGGAGACGCTGGGCCAGCTCCACCACCTACATCACCACCACCACCTCCACCACTACCACCACTTCCACCTGGTGTAAATCGTTGACCTCCTGCTCCACCGCCTGCAGCAACAATTGATGTATTTAATGAACTTGATCCACCGCCTGAAGTAGGCGTACCAGTTGATGGGGAATTCACTCCTAAACCACCTTGTCCTACTGAGGCTGGATAAGATGTTCCCGAAGTTACAGATAAAGCAGATTGAAGTTGTGGGCCTCCTGGGACAGAAGTAAAACCATAAGAACAAATAAATCCTCCACCGGCACCTCCACCACCACCAATAGAAGTTCCTGCAGGACCACCTCCACCTGGACCACCTCCACCAACAATGAGATAATTTATGGTTCCATTAAAAGTTGGAGAAAATGAAATAGTACCAGATCCATTTCCAAAGCCACCACCTGTATAAGTAATTGTATAAATAGTATATCCTCCAGATACAGCATTTACAAATCCAGTTTGGTTTGCTGAATTTACATAAGTAGTTGTTACAGATGTATTTGAAAGTGAACTAAAGTTAAGTTGCTGAGCTGTTGTAGATAACGAAACCCATGAGCTGCCATTATAAAATTGAATTGCACTAATTGATGGATTATATCGCAATTGGCCTGCTCCAATGCCAGCACTAGTAATTCCTAAAGGCACTGCAAGATTTCCCGTAAATGTTAATGTATTATTTATGTTTGTTCCAGTGCCTGTTATTTGTGCTATAACTAAATTTCCTGAGACAGATACATTTCCCGTTGGAGAGGCTATATTTGATGCATATACATACCAATTTCTTGAAGAATCATTAAATATATTTGCCGACATATACTATATATTATTAAAAGTACTTTTAAATTTAACAATATAATTTATAATTTAAGATGTGTATGTTGGAAATTGAATAATAACAATTCCACTTGCCCCATTATATCCATAATATAAACCATCAGCCGGAAGTCTTCCTCCGCCACCACCATTACCTGTATTTGGTGGTGGGTTTGTTGATCCACTACCGGTTCCACCACCCGCTGCATATATTAGTGAAATTCCACTTATACTATTAGATGCTCCCGGACCTCCAGCATTTGTTGAAACAGGACTTCCTGTTGCACCACCACCACCACCGCCTTGTCCTCCACCCCCATCTGCTGCACCAGCATAACCTTCTGCTGGGGAATATCCACCTGCATTTCCAGATCCAGCTGAATTTGCATTATAAGCACCTCCACCACCAGAGCCTCCACTTTGAGCAAAAAGCGATGGAGTTGATGAACCGGATGCACCAGCTCCTCCACCTCCACCAGTTGCTGAAATTGTTGCAAATTGAGAATTACCTCCATTAGAACCTCTTGTGGATGTTGCATTTCCCCAATTTCCTCCGTTTCCAACTACTACTGTTTGACCCACACCACTTGTAATAGAAATTGTTCCTGTTCTATAACCACCTGCACCTCCTCCACCTCCATATGCAGCACTATAACCTGAACCTCCTCCGCCTCCGCCCGCTACAACCAAATAATTTGCTGCACTAGCAGAATAATTTGTTAATGTAAAGGTCCAAGATCCTACACTTGTAAAAAATAAGGTTGTGTACAATGTACCGCTAATTGCAACTGTCGATACCAACGGACTTCCCGTTGCCGTATAAGTAACTAAACTTTGAGTGCTTGTCAATCCATAAGAAGGAAACTTTAAAATGATAATACCTGATCCACCTGCACCAGATAATAAACTAGGTGTGTCTGAGGGATTTCTTATCCCTCCTCCACCACCTCCAGTATGCATAGTTGCCGAATATGCGTTTGAACTTACATTTCCAGCACCAGCACCAGTAGTAGTAATACCACCATTTACTCCAGTTCCATATCCACCTAAACCTCCAGCAACGTCTCCGCCGCCTCCACCGCCTCCAGAAAAGTAAATGCTAGATGAAACAACCTGACCAACGCCAAATCCAGATGGTCCGCTAGGCGATGCTAAAGTGGTTGTAATTATTGTTGTTGTACCTCCAGTTCCTCCTGCACCACCAGTTCCGGTAGATCCTACACCTATACTGCCTACCCCACCAGCACCACCACCACCTCCACTTGTATATGGGTATGGTGCACCTGGGCTACCAGCACCTCCAATATTTCCTTGAGGTGAAGCTCCTCCACCACCACTTTGGATAAGTGACGCGCCTCCACCACCAGATCCACCCGAAAATCCGGGTTGTTGTGCAGTTGCTATAGCTGTATTCCATGTACCGCCACCGCCTCCACCCAATGAAGTTATACCGCCAAATGCAGTATTTCCACCATTTATACCAGGCCCTCCAGAAGGAGCAGTAGGGCTTGGATAAGTAGCAGATGCTCCTCCACCCCCTACTTGGATAGAATAAGTCACACCTGGTGCTACCGAACCAGTTGTGCTTTGTAGTAAACCTCCTGCACCTCCTCCACCACCCATTCTAACTCCACCGGATCCACCTCCACCAACTACTAAATAACTTAATGTGCCTATTCCTGTAAAATTTGGTATGATTGTACCAGAAGCAAAATTTGTTGAAGATGTTGAAGATGTTGTTGGGTTTGTAAAAATATATAAAGTTGACCCTGTTTGACTAGCAACAGAAGAATTATTACCAAGATATGCATTCCCGCTATCAAGATAAGCAACTGTATATACTGCACTACCAGAAATTGGTATTGGCAAAGTTGTATTAAGCGTAAAACCGGTTACTGTTAGTGTGGCTAAAACAGAAGATGCAGTAGCTGTCAATGATATCCACGTTGAACCATTGTAAAATTGTAATGTAGATAATGTTGGATTGTATCGCAATTGTCCGGCTACAATACCAGAAGTAGTAATTCCCGAAGGTATTATTAGATTGCCTGAAATTGTTACGAGTGAAGACTGCCCAGCATATCCTGTAACATTTGAAGCAATAAGATTTCCAGAAACAGAAACATTTCCGTTTACACTTGCAATATTAGCAGCATTTATTAACCAGTTTCTTGATTCATTAAATATATTCGCTGACATATATTATTAGCATTGAATAAAATTAAACTGATTTTCTTTAATTTTATTTTTACTTAGTTATATTTTGGTTAAGTAAATTTAATTTTTCTTAATAACCTGAATATGTTGCTATTCTTAAAATAATTATTCCTGAACCACCAACTCCACCAGCATAAAAATTTGAATTTCCACTCATACATGCAGCGCCTCCTCCACCACCGCCTGTTCCAGGCATGCCTTGAATTCCTACAGAAGCTCCTGTACCACCAGCACCACCTCCACCAGATCCTCCAATGCTACTTTGACATCCATATGCTGGAGAATTAGTATAACTAAAATAACTTCCACCTCCTCCACCTCCAGCATAATATGTTAGAGATCCTGTAATTGGTGAAGCCACTCCTACTCCACCATTTGCACCATTATTTGCTGAATTAACGCTTTGGGCACTTGGATTTGCAACACTTCCACCTGGACCTCCAGCTCCTCCACCTCCACCAGCTCCACTAATACCTGAACCTCCAGGAATTTTTCCTCCCGAATATCCTTGATTAGTAGTTCCTGCAGCGCCAGAAGTTCCATAAGTATTGCAGCCTCCACCTGATCCTCCAGTAGTAGGAGATGGTGGTGAACCACCTCCACCGCCACCTCCTCCTCCTCCTACAGATGTGATTGATCCAAATGTTGAAGAACTACCTTGAATTCCCGCGCCACCGCCAGGGGCGCCTGGTCCAGCAGCAGCTCCTGCACCAACAGATATTGAATATTGCGTTCCAGAAGTTACAGATAAAGCCGATTCAATTGCACCTCCGCCACCAGAAGTTGCTGGTACACCTCCATACTGAAAGGAAGTTCTTAAACCACCCGCTCCACCTCCACCTGCTCCAACTACATCTGCATTTACATTTCCCCCACTTCCTCCTCCACCAACTACCAAATAATGTACATTTCCATTAAAATTTGGTACTGCATAAGCTCCCGCTGTTCCTGTTTGTGTCAATCCATAAATAGTATATCCACTAGACTGAGGTACAGGTTGAATATTGTTTGTAGCATCTACATAAACAATAAAAGTTGGGGTTATATTGACAAAACTTAACGTTTGCATTGAAGAAGCAGGTGTAACATAACTATAAAAACGAACAACAACGCAACCTGAACCACCAATTCCACCAGATCCTGTTGCCCCTCCTCCTCCGCCTCCTCCAGATGCAATAGTTCCGCTTCCTCCACCACTTGTTCCTCCAATACCTCCATCTCCAGCACCACCTTTTTGCGACGGAGGTACAGAAACGCCTCCACCAAGACCCCCAGCTCCACCGCCTGGATTACCTCCTCCTCCTCCGCCTCCTGCAAAATAAATAGAATTACCAGTTATATTAGTTTGCAAAGCATATCCTCCATTTCCACCAGCAGTTCCACTCGCTGTATTAGATCCTATACCTCCAGCGCCACCACCACCACTTCCAGCACCCCCAGAAACATTTGCTGTTTGAGCCGTTCCTCCTGCAAATCCTTGTCCAGTAATACATTGTCCTCCGGATAAAGTTCCTGGTTGTGTATTTGGTTTTGATCCTCCGCCGCTTCCACCAAATCCTCCAATAAGAAGAGGAAGTGATGCAGCAGAATACCATGGATTTGTTCCTTCATAACTTCCTCCTCCTCCACCCCCAACTGAAGTAATATTTCCTAATATACTATTTCCTCCAGAACCTCCAATTGCGCTACCAGAAGTTCCTGCAATTCCTCCTGCGCCAACTTGAACAGAAATAGCTGAACTATTAACAACATATAATGGTGCTTCTCTTTGTGGTCCGCCTGTTGGAAATGTTGGTACGCCGCCATAAGCCCACGAAGTTCTAAAACCACCACCACCACCACCTCCATCTCCATTAAATGTTATACTGTTTGATCCACCTCCACCACCTCCAGCAACTACTAAATAGTCCATTTCACCAGTAAAATTTGGTGTAATTGTTCCTGTCAAAGTTGTTGAATTTGATGAAGCAGCAAAAATATATATTGTATAACCACCAATAATGGGAGATGCAACTTGTGTATTTAATGTGTTTGTATAATACTTACCATAATTTGATGCTATAGTACCGGATAAAACAATATCTTGCAACACTGCGTTTCCAGTGTTCCATTGCCCAATATCTTCAACTGAATAATACAAAGGATATCCACTTGATCTATAAATAGAAGAAGATGTACCTCCAGCTGTAGTGCATGCTGCTTGAATTAAAATTTGATTTGAACCAGAAGTTAAAGTGGTTATAAAAGATCCGCCAAATTGTTGATATGTAATTGTTGATGGATTTGTTAAATATAAAGGATAATAATATAAAACTCCTCCTATTAATACTTGTAAATAAATTGAACCTGAAAAACTGCTTATATTTGCATAACCAAAGACGGATATTTTATAAAGCCTATTTCTATCTGATGTAAAATTTGCACTATATAATGACGTTGGTGTTTGTGTAAATGTATATGAACCTGATGCAGAATCAACAATATATGTATTATTATTGGTTCCTCCAGATGATGATTGTACAATACCCCTTTCAACATATCCATTAGCTCCTGTAGGATAATTAATATTTAAATTATAAGACACGTCTAAATTATTTCCTGAAATATCCCATAAAATTGTATTTGTTAATAATTGTGGCATTCTAATATTATTATTGATTAAATTATTTATAATAATATTTTAATAACCTGAATATGTTGCTATTCTTAAAATAATAATTCCTGAACCGCCGGTTCCACCTTGGTAACTAACTGAGCAACCCGTACAAGAGGCTGCTCCTCCTCCTCCTCCCCCCGTCCCTGAACTTCCATTTCCTCCAACACATGCACCTCCTCCTCCACCGCCTCCACCTCCATAACCTCCATTACTATTAACAGCACTACTAGTAGAGGGAACTGGATATGCTCCACCACCACCACCTCCTGCATAATATACAAATGTACCAGTAATTGAAGATGATAATCCATTTCCACCATTTCCTCCACTATTTCCACTATTAGGAGAAACACCTAAAGCCCCAGCTCCTCCACCTCCTCCACCTCCGCTATATGATGTAGAAGTTGTTTTTCCTCCTGCATAACCTTGACCAGGTGTTCCCGCACCATTATTACCAGTTCCATAAGCTCCAATTCCTCCACCTGATCCGCCACTTCCAGCGGAAACTGGACTACCACCTCCGCCACCTCCTGCTCCACCACCTAAAGATGTAATTGTTGCAAAAGTTGAAGGACTACCTTGAACTCCGGCACCACCCCCCGGTCCTGATATAGCTCCAGAAGCAGCTCCTGCGCCAACGGATATTGAATATTGCGTTCCAGAAGTTACTGATAAAGCCGATTCAATTGCACCTCCGCCACCAGAAGTTGATGGTAGACCTCCATACTGAAAGGAAGTTCTTAAACCACCGGCTCCACCTCCACCTGCTCCAACTACGTCTCCATTTACATTTCCCCCACTTCCTCCTCCACCAACCACCAAATAATTTACATTTCCATTAAAATTTGGTACTGCATAAGCTCCCGCTGTTCCTGTTTGTGTCAATCCATAAATAGTATATCCATTTGATTGAGGTATAGGTTGAATATTGTTGGTAGCATCTACATAAACAATAAAAGTTGGGGTTATATTGACAAAACTTAGCGTTTGCATTGATGCTACTGGTGAAACATAACTATAAAAACGAACAATAACGCAACCTGAACCACCAATTGATCCAGTGGTTACGGAAGACCCTCCTCCGCCACCCCCTCCTCCGCCAAAACCAGCAACAGCAGCAGTGCTTGGACTTGGTGTAAAACTACCCCCATTTCCTGCATTTGTACCTCCAGTTCCTCCAGTAGAAGGTGCTGTTCCACCTCCACCACCTCCTCCTCCCCCAGCATAATACTGAGTTGAACCAGTTATATTTGAGGCTAAAGCTGAACCACCATTTCCACCAGTAGTTCCTCCTCCAACGCTTTGACCAACGCCTCCCGCGCCACCACCACCACTTCCAGAAAGTCCTGAAGTGGCGCTAACTTGCGCAGCTCCTCCTGCAAATCCTTGTCCAGTTATTCCGGTTCCACCAGATATTGTATAAGCTTGAGTATTTGGTTTTGATCCACCACCACTTCCTCCACCCACACCCATAAGATTATTTATAGCTGAAAAAACAAAAGGTGCAGAGTTTTCAAAAGAACCTCCTCCTCCTCCACCAACGCAAGTAACATTGCCTAATGTACTATTTGTGCCAGGCGATCCTACAGCAGCTGATGGAGTTGAGGCTCCCGCGGCGCCTCCCGCACCAACTTGAACAGAAATAGATGAAGCGGTAACATATAAAGGCGCTTCTCTTTGTGGGCCTCCTGTTGGAAATGATGGAACACCTCCATAAGCCCATGAAGTTCTAAATCCACCCGCTCCGCCTCCACCATCTCCATTGTATCCAGGAGTAGGATTAGATCCACCACCACCACCTCCAGCAACTACTAAATAGTCCATTTCACCAGTAAAATTTGGTGTAATTGTTCCTGTCAAAGTTGTTGAATTTGATGCAGATGAAAATACATAAACTGTGTAACCACCAATAATGGGAGATCCAACTTGTGCATTTATTGTGTTTGTATAATACTTTGTATAATTTGATGCTATAGCACCTGATAAAACAATATCTTGTAACACTGCGTTTCCAGTGTTCCATTGCCCAATATCTTCAATTGAATAATACAAAGGATATCCATTTGTTCTATAAATATAAGATGAAGTTGAAGCTGTTGAAGCAGCTTGGATTGCCATTGTAGTTGATCCAGATGAAGTTGTGAACAAAAAATTACCACCAAATTGTATATATGTTTGTGTGGATGGATTTGTCAAATATAAAGGATAATAATATAAAACTCCTCCTATTAATACCTGAATGTAAATTGAACCCGAAAAATTAGTTGTATTTGCATAACCAAATACAGACATTTTATATAATCTATTAGCTGCCGCAGTAAAAGTTGCAGTATACAATGACGTTGGTGTTTGTGTAAATGTATATGAACCTGACGCAGAATCAACAATATATGCATTATTATTGGTTCCTCCCGCGGATACTTGTACAATTCCTCTAGCAACATATCCATTAGCTCCTGTGGGATAATTAATATTTAAATTATAAGATACATCTAAATTATTTGCCGAAATATCCCACGCAACTGGGACTCCTCCAATGGAACTTGTTAATAATTGTGGCATTATATAATAATACTGATAAATTAATTATTATTATTATACTTAAACACTTGTTGTTAAACTATGTGTGTATGGATTTGATCTAAAAGCATTCAATAAATCAGGGCTAATTCTGTCGCAGCCAACACACTCATTATAATATTGAGGAGCATTAATTTTACCATATGTTTCCTTTCCAGGAGAAATTTTAATTACTGATGATGGAGCATTATAACGTGTGTTCAAGCAATCATTGTCTTGTCTTGCAATAGAAACATTGTATTGATTGTTAAAGGTTTCCATTCCTCCAGGATTGGGTCTGTTATAAATGGTTTGCGATTTAATATCATTATTGTGTTGTCTATAAACACTATCATAATTCATGTCACCATATCCCGTTGCAGCGCCACCAACAAAACCAAGAGTAGAACAACTTGTAGTATCTCTCTGGGTTAAATCCATAGGTGTGTAATTATTTACATATATACCCTCTTTTTGATTATTTATAAATGTATTAGGTGTGTATAATGTAGTCTCCTTAATAGTTTTAGGTGTTACATCATTAGGATTTAATACATATCCAGATTCAACAGCAGATCCAGCATCTCCATAAACACGCAAATTAGCAACAACTTCCTCTTTTCTCGAAGGTCTAAGAACATCCATTAGAGGAGCAATAACTGCACCAATAGCTCCGCTAAATCCACTTCTCAATGTATCTGTTTGACGACTTGTTGATCTGTGATTATTGTAATTTGAATAACTTTTTAAATTATCTAAACCTTCGATAGCTCCACGTCCAACAGCGGCGGAATGATTAATATCTTTGGCAGGCAACTCATTTCTTTTAGAATCTTCATAAGCAGTTGGCACGTATCCAGCAACCTTTTCAGCAGGAGCTGCGGGTCCAGGATACGATGTTTCGCAGTCGGGTCTTCGAATAATTCCTGTTTCTTGAATAGAGCGCAACATTTGCCCTTTCTCTCCACCAGTGGTTGTCAACCAACGATCTTGTGTGTTAATAAAAAATGTATCAGGTTTTTGTTTTTCAACACGACCAATAATACCCAAATTTTTAATATTGGCGTTTGCAGGGCCTTCGTGATTATCTAAAGTATATTCCATTTTAGGATTTGTAGCCACGCGCAATTGATCTACAGTTTTGTCAATCCACAAATCACGGGCCTCCATTCCCGAGTTGAATCCTCCTGTTCCCTCTGCAGAAAAGCCTTGATTTAAACCAGGACCAACATAAACAGGCGCAAAGGGCTTAACATTATTACTTTTCATTCCAGGATTTACACGGGATTGGTAAAAATCACTATTATTTGGCGCACCAAAAGCCCAGTTAATATTATCTTCGGGTTTGAATAAAGGCGCCTGTTCAATTTTCTTGATGACTTGTGAACCTGTTCCAGCCATATTATCTAGTACAGTTTCAGCAACATTCATATCATAAGTATAACCTTTGATTTTTCCTCCATAAAATGGCACCATGTTATTGTGTTTGAATTCTTGAGAATCCAAATAATTTCCATTCATGCTATAAATTTGTTGGGGTGTATTTCCAACACGAACTCCTTCATTTTGTTTTTTCTCAAAATAAGATTGATTAAAATACTTGTCTGTAGCAACATTTGGATTGGGATATTCTTGTACTGTATCAACCAATTGATTTAAATTGGTAACAGGATAATTTTGAGAAGGAATATTTGTGTTTGGTAAACTATTGGGTCTTGCCCCAGCAGTTTGAAAATTCTCTAATAATGGTCTTTTACGTTGTTTTGAATTATTTTGATTAGCAACAACATATAATCCTCCTAATGCTAATATTGGTATCGCGACTTCCATATTAATATATATACAGGAATATATTTTAAATCAACAAACTTTTATACTTTTAAAAAAAGTATAACAAAATCTAAAATAATATATTCAAATCTAAATAAATGAATTAAATTCTTAAAATACATTTATTTAAAATCCACAGGAATTTGTTGTGCTACAAATATTTGGTCCTCCAGCATATCCACCTCTCTCTCGAACAACAGGTAATAAATTATCTGTTGAATTTGGATCTGTACATAAAGGCGTCAATTGAAAAGGCATGTGATAATCTTTTTCTAAAATTCTGGTGTTCAAATTATTTTGAAATGGCAAACATGTATTCTCTTGGGGATTCAATGGCAATGTATACCAGTCAACTTGTTCTAAATCTCGCGCCGTCCAAGCCGGCATGATTGCCCTTGATTGCTCAGTATATAAATTATTGCAAGTAGGATATTGTATGGCACTATTTGGCACGTTATAACTGGTGTATGAATCTTTTCCTAAACAATCTCTCCCAATCTTTCTATTTACACCCAACAAATCACTCTCCAAATTAATGGTATTTGTTCTTAAATTTGCACCCCATTTTTGAATTATAATTTGAGGATCTTCTATATAACAAGGATCTGCGCCGTTACCAGGAACATTTAAAATATATCTACCTGGACCAGTGGATTGCTGTAAACTTTTTTTTGTTCTGCAAGGATCATAATAAAATCTTGTATTAGCCATTATTATAATTTAATAATATTTTATTTATGTTCAAAACAAATTAAATAATATGTTATAAGTAATTAAATAATCGATGGATTTAATAATCACAGAAAAAGTTCAACCAACATTATGTTTAAATATGATTGTTAAAAATGAAAGTAAAATTATAACCAGATTATTGGCATCTGTCTTACCAGTTATTGATTGTTATTGTATTTGTGATACTGGATCAACTGATAATACAATAGAAATTATTGAAAGTTTCTTTAAGTTACATGACAAGCCAGGAAAAGTTGTTATTGAACCTTTCAAAAATTTTGCTCACAATCGTAATTTTGCTTTAAAAGCGTGTTTGGGAATGTCTGACTATGTTTTGCTTTTGGACGCCGATATGATTTTACAAAATATTCAAAATTTTGATAAAAATTTTTTAAGTACAGGAGATACATTTTATGTTTTGCAAGGAAATGATAGTTTTTATTACCAAAATACGCGAATTATTAAAAATGATGAAGTTTATGGATATGTTGGTGTAACTCATGAATATATTTCTACTCCTCCTGGAAATATTTCAAGAAGTATTGATAAAGATAAGTTATTTATTTTAGATGTTGGAGATGGTGGAGCTAAAAGTGATAAATTTGAACGAGATATTCGGTTATTGAGTCAAGCGCTAGAAGAGGATCCAAACACTTTGGCCGATCGATATTTATTTTATTTAGGAAATAGTTATCACGATTGTGGTAGATTTGTTGAGGCAATTGAAACATATAAAAAACGCATTGAACATGGAGGTTGGGAACAAGAAACTTGGTATAGTTATTATAGAGTTGGTCAATGCTATAAAAATATGGGTAAAATGGCCGAAGCAATATATTATTGGATGGAAGCATATGATTATTTTCCAAACAGAATAGAAAATATTTATGAAATTATAAGTCATTATCGCTATACATCAAAGCATAAATTATGCAAATATTTCTATGAAATTGCAAAATCAATATTAGATAAAAAATTGGACAAGGATTCTTTTTTATTTTTGCATAATGACATTTACACTTATAAGATTGATTATGAATACACTATTTTTGCGGCATATACACAAAATTATAACATTAATAGAGAAGTTGTTAACATTTTAAATAATTCTGATGATAGCACAATTAATAACAATTTACTATCTAATATGAAATTTTACAAAGATGTTTTAAAACCTATTTATACTATTGACATTGGATTTACAGCAAATTATCCTGTTGGTACAAAAGATATAAAATTTTATTCGTCTTCTAGTTGTATTTTACCAAAGAAAATTGGGGGTGGGTACATTATGAATATTCGTTGCGTGAGTTATAGAATAGATGACAATGGGTATTATTTGGATTGTGACAATGTTATTACCGCAAATAAATATGTTGAATTGAATAAGGATTTTAAAATTATTGATGAAAAAAGATTTATTGTTGAAGATGAGGGAAGACTTTATTTGGGAATAGAAGATATAAGAATATATCCAAATGATGAAAATCCTTATTTACTTGATTTTGTGGGAACAGGTTTTCATAGAGATAATACAATTGGTGTTGTGTATGGCAGATATAATAAAGAGGATGATATTTTGCGAGGAATTGAAATAAAACCTTCTTTTGTAAAATCAGATTGCGAGAAAAACTGGGTAAATATTTTTTATAAAAATTCTAATCACGTTGTATATAAATGGCATCCTTTGCAAATTTGCAAAATTAATACAGAAACGAATCAGCTTGATTTGGTTGAAACAAGAACAAACATGCCAAAAATATTTTCTCACAGCCGTGGATCTACTTGTGGCTATACTTTTGGAAATGAAATTTGGTTTGTTCTTCACATTGTTTCTTATGAACAACCTCGCCATTATTATCACATTTTTGCTATTTTTGATTTAAATATGAATTTACAAAGATATTCAGCTCCTTTTAAGTTTCAAGGAGAGCCAATTGAGTATTGCATTGGTTTAATTGTTGAACAAGATCGTGTTATTGTTCCTTATAGTACATGGGATCGCACAACAAAAATTGCCATTTATAGCAAAACGTATGTTGAATCTATAACAAATTATCGATAATACTTTTAAAAAGGTATTGCAAAATATGTTTATTAAAAATACTTTTTATAAAAGTATATTTAATAATTATCAATGATTGAACTATTATGATCGCATGTGTACGGCATAAATAAAAATCTCATTCTTTTATAAACTAAATACCAAATATTAACTTCCCACATTATTGTGTGTTTTGTCTCAATAATCTCCAAACAAACCATCTTCATTATTCGTGCAAATTCTAAAAGAAAAGCTCTATTCCCACCGAACACCGATCCACCAAAATACCAACACATGTCTCTATAAATATTATTAGAATATTCTGTATCAGGATTCCAAATAGACGCAATTCTTACTTTATTATATTTGCACGTTGCAAGACGTTCTATTTTTTTTATAAATTCCTCATTACTACATTTGCACATATGTTTTACGCCAAAATCTACCCAAATGTATTGACTTGGTGGTGTCGTGTCGCTACTAGTCATTTCAATGGCTTGTTTTACCCATTCTGTTTTATGGCACTGAGTAAACATGTATTGAATTGTATCCTTTTCTGGATTATTATTATTAGGATGAAAATCTGTAATTTTATGCATATGTTCATATAAATAACTAGATTCTTTTACAAAGGGAATAATTCGAGTGTTATGATTTTCATATGACTTATATCTATCAACTACAGATGAATCAATAAAAATTATTTTATTGACATTTGCCTGTAAAAGTGGAATAAAATATTCAGTATATTTTTTGTTATTCTCATTTGTTTCCAAACATTGAGGGGTTGTAATATTTGCCATGAAAGCAGAAACAATTAATACATCGCTAGGAGCCTGATATTGTTCCATTATTTATTTTATACTTATTATTTTATTTTTAAGTATAAAAATTAATTATTATTTATGAAATAGAATACATTGTAATGGAAAAATCAAATCTTCCATTATAAGCTCCAAATTGATTCAATTGAATGTACCATTGAGTAAATGATGCCCCCGTTCCTGTAGTCAAGTCTAAAATATCGCTATACGATCCAACATTTCGGTATGGTATTGTTCCATCTGAAGTTACTGGAGTTAAATAATATGGTGTATAACCAGTAAAAATCTGTGTACCATATTGATTCAGAGTAAGAGCTGTATTAGTATAAAATCTAACATAAAAAGTATTAAGAACCGGAGGCGCAAAAGATGTACCAAAACCCTCATATATAGAAATATTAATAGCCCACTTTTTACCTGCTGCTGGTAATGTAATTGCAATTGGAATTTTTGTTGAATAAGTTCCGTCAGTATAAAATTGTTGATCTGGAGCTGTCCCGGGTGGACTTGAACCTATATAAAAAACCGCATCAGTATTATAGACGGCACTTGCAACTAAAAGAGCTCCAGCAGGTCCAGCAGCTCCAGCAGGTCCAGCAGGTCCAACAGGACCACCAGAAGGACCCGTAGGTCCTGTATCACCTTTGCAACTTCTTCCCGTAGGTCCTGTAGGACCAGTCCAACCTGTTAAACCTGCAGGACCGATTGCACCAATGGGTCCAGTAGGGCCAGCAGGTCCAACAGGCCCACAACCAATTGAATTGCAACATTTCATTGCTCCCAAATAATCAGAATAACTTCTAGAATAAGACATTGTATATACTATTATTATATAAATTATTTTTTATAATAACAGAAATCGAATTATGTGGATGGCAGCGAAGAAAGACACAATTTTATCTCACCAAGACTTGCTACATTATACTTAACAACCAGAGGCAAATCATTCTCTAAATACAACTCAATTTGTGAGCACAAGTTTGTACATTTAATAAAATAACCTAAATTCTTCAAGGAAAACTCACCTTGAATCACCTTAGAAGAATCTTGTTTTAGAACAAACCCCATGCTACCATCAGACTCTGCTCTATGAATCTCTGCTTGTGCAAATTGTCCAGAGCATTTGAAAATTAATTCATTACCCACCGACTTAATTTCTAACTTGTCAGAAATGCACGATAGGTCGCGAATAATCTTTTGGAAGTCAGCAGAAGGCAAATTGATAATGGAAGAAAACTTCACATCAGGATACTCCAACTCCTCAGGCTCAGGCTCAATAAGACGCAACTTCTGTGTCTTACATTGCTTGATCTCTCCATTCTCAAATTTTAATGCTAAATGAGAAACAATTCCATCGACATAGTCGGAATTCTCAATATAAATTGTCAATGTATCATCATTGTCAATAGAATTAATCAATTTGAATAAATGAAACATATTTACACCAATAATAATTTTCTCTTTCTTACATTCATAAAATTCAAAATTTTGCGCAGCTAAATACAAATGAGCCAAAATGGTATGAGACTTATCCATATTAATAATACGGATACCATCAGGTTGAAAAGTAATATTTGTTTCTAATAAAATATCTTTCAATGCTGTCATCAATGTTCTAAAAGGAGCAATTTGTACAGTTTTAATTGTTAATACATTTCCATCTGTTGATGAATTTTTAATCGAATTCGACATTATAATTGTTTTTATTTTATAATCTTTAAATACTTATGGGGCAAATATTTTTATTTTAACGCACTAAAAGTATATTTTACTTTTTCTATAATTTTTTAAAAGGATACTTTGGGTGCTGTTCCTTGACCATGTCCATATTCTCTCTTTGCCTTTTTGGCTAAAGCTAGAGCTTTGCTTCCAGGTTTACATCCACTTTCTAAAATATTATAATCTACCGCGGCCGCTTTTCCGGCTGTTATTGTGCTTGCCAACCTCGCAACACCCCATGATTGTCCTGTTTGATTCGGACGCGATCCACTTGAAAAATATGCACCTTCACCTTTACGTATAATTTGACTCAGTGCATCTTTGGTGCAACCAGTTTTTTTTGCTAATTCATCCGTTGCGCCAATAGTTTCTACTCCATACATTTTTCGCGCCTTAATAATGTGAGGGGATACTTTTGATTTAAAACTTTGTACAGGTTTTCGTGTATAGTAGAGTCCCTTTTTGTAGAGTCGCCTCGATTTTTTTAACATTCGAGATTGCATTTTTTTATCTTTTCTTGTTAATCTTTTTGGTAAATATCTTATTGGTACTTTTTGAGTTTTCATCTATATTACTTTTAGAAAAATATACTTTTAAGAAAAGTATAGCAAAATGCTATTTTTTAAAAAGAATATAAACAAATGCTTATTATGTATATCTAAATGAACGTTGATAATGAACTTGAAGATAAGTGTCAAGAAACTATTAAACAATTGTGTGAAAAATACCAAAATAATCTATATATGTTAAATCGAATTAACAATCACATAAATAATTATTTGCCTAATACACTTGACAATGAATGCAAAAATTATGAGAAACGTGTTGACAGAAATAATTTATTAACAAATGAACAAAGAATTTTTGTGCAAGTTTTTTTAAGTAAAAACCAATATTATTTTTTGAGCAATAATAACAATTCTTCTTTTTATGAATATAATGGAAAAAATTACAAAATTGTTAAAGAAGATGACATACTTTTCAAATTATTAACTAGCATTTCAAAAGATAAACCTCTTGTACAATGGAAACATAAAACAAAAATTAATATTATAAAAAAAATCAAAGAGAGAAATCTTTTGAAATCAATCCCTGAAACATATACTATTCAGAATGTCTTGAATTTTCTTTGTCCTGCTATTTTCTCTACAAAAAATCAAGCAAAATATTTTTTAACTGCTATTGGTGATAATATTTTAAAGAAAAACACTGAAAATATTTTTCTTATTAGTCAAAATACTAAAAAATTACTTTGCGAAATTGATAATATTGCATATGTGAATATTGGTAATTCCAACACTATTAATAATTTTATGACCAAATATCATGAAAATCACAATTATGAAAATTGTAGACTTATTAAAACAAATGAAAATTTTTCTATTGAACTTTTTAAAGAGGCAATTAAAGCAATTGGATTAGATTTATTGGTAGTAGCAAGTCACTATTCGAATAGACACCAAAATTCCGATAATTTTATTGAAACAAAGTCCGACGAAGATTTGAAAAATTATGCATTCTTTTTAAAAAATAACACACAAAACGCTATTGTTGAAAAATTTATGAATCAATGCATTGAAAAAGTTGGAGAAAATTCAGAAAATTTATTTACAATTCAGTGGAAAAATATGCATTTTGTATGGAAACAATTTATTCATAGTTTGACTTTACCTAATATGATCTATTCAACTACTCTTAAAAATTTATTGAAAGAAAAATTGGAATATAATGAAGAAACTGATATGTTTATAAATGTTACAAGCAAATATTTACCCGTTATTTCAGATTTTACCAACTTTTGGGAGACAACTATTCAAGTTGTAAATAATGAAGAGTTTGATGATGAAATGGAAATTGATGAAATATGTTTATTATTCAAAATATGGTGTAATAAAAACTCAAAATCTGTTTTTTCAAATGGTAACTTGCGTGAAAAAGACGTTCTCAATATTCTCCAGCATTTTTTTCCAAATGTTGAAGTTCTTGATAATAAATACATTTTAAATATTCAATGCTCACTTTGGGACAAAAAGAAAGATATTCAATATACGTTGGATATACTTAAACTTCAAGCTAAAGAAAAATATGACTTTTCTAATGAAACTGATATGAATCCTTTAATTGAGTTTGAAGAGGCCTATAATTTTTATATTTTATTTCAGACACAAAACCCCGATAAATTAACTGGAGATTGGCTTGTTATTGTTAGCAAACGTTATTTTGAAAAATATTTATATGCTTTCTTATCAGATTACATCATGTATGATAATTTTATTTCTAGCGATTGGTACTTAATTTAATTTTCATATTATTTAATTTTAATTTATCAAATAATATGTTTAAAAGTTGTTTTAATTTCCCATACCAGCAGCAAATTGAACGCCAGTGCTAGGATTCTCGGCAGTGGTACCCGCCATGCCGCTAACTTCAGCAGGGCTCAAGGCAAAATTGGTGCCAGCATAGCCTCCGCGTCTTCTGCGGCTCTTTCCACCGGCGCGGCTGCGGCCTAACATAAGGCTGCGCTTGTGGTGGCTTCGGCCACCCTTCTTGTTGTGAAGTAAGACAAATCCAAATTTGCCCTTCTTGGTTCCGTATCCAGCTTTTACTAAACGTTTGGATTTTTTCTCGGAATGGTGCTTCTTCTTTGAAACAATGCGCCCGTGTTTGTTCTTAAGCAAATCTTTCTTTTCTAATCCACCACTGGTGTGCTTGGCAGTTCCGTGCCAAACCTCGGCTCTGGTTCCTGTTGATTTTTCGTGAGTCATTATAAATTGACTAGAGAAAAAATAATTATTTCTAAAGGATAATTATTTTTAAACGCAAACTTAAAATTTATTTCTTATAGGTCTTATTGTCGGAGTTGTAATTGCACTTAAAGCATCATATTTTGGTTGTCTATTATTATTTGCATTTCCAAAAAATGTTCTTCCTCCTAAACTTGTACTAGCAGATAATATTTGAGAGACTCTTTGTGCATTTGATATTTGTGGATTATTTTCTGCTGTTACAAATTTTTTATATTGCCTCTTTATGCAGCCGCAATATAGTTGTTTTTGATTTTGTCTTGTCATTTGTTTTACAAAAGATACATTTGCGCCTTTATATGTTACTGGAAAACCAAAAATTGCTTCTGACATCTATTATACTACAACTTTAAAAAAGTTGCGTAAATTTTAAAAAGTTTTCTAAAATTTTATTATCGCCATAAAATATATATGAGTCAGTGTTATAAATCTTATAAAAAAAGAAGTTTGATAAAAACTGGAGAATATTTATTAAAACAACCATGTTGTGATAGTTATAGTTGTTCAGAATTAGCTAAAGATTTGGAAGACTTGCAATATAAATGCAATGATACTTTTGGTGAAGCAAATATGTCTCAAAGAGATGCTAAAGGAAATATTGAAGGCACACTTTGTTCTTCTCTGAGAGATAAAAAAATTGAACTTTTAAATAGATTCAAATCTGGTGGAAGAAGGCGAACTTACAAGCGAAAAATTCAAAAACTTAAAAAAACAATTAATTCTCGAAAAAATAAAAATAAGTCAAGAAAAACAAAATAAAGAAGAATTAAATAAAAATTGAAACTAATTAAATACAAATTATGAATAATAACTATCACGAGACAATGAACGCAAACGAAACTTTACTAGCAAATAAATATCAGCAGAAAACGGATAAACAACACATCCTTGATAATCCAGATACATACATCGGCTCTGTAGAGCAAGTCGATACTGATATGTGGATTCTCAATGATGCCGGAGATAAAATTGTTCAGAAAAATATTCGATATATTCCTGGACTTTACAAATTGTTTGACGAAGGTGTAGTTAACTGCCGTGATCATGTTATTCGAATGCAACAAGCAATTGCAAATAAAACTGAAAATGCTATTCCCGTATCTTATATTGATATTTCAATTCAAGAAGATGGAACAATTATTATGATTAATGATGGTAATGGCATTGACGTTGCAATGCATCCAGAACATAAATTGTGGATTCCTGAAATGATTTTTGGTCATCTTAGAACTTCAACAAATTATGATAAAACTGAAAAGAAAATTGTTGGAGGCAAAAATGGATTTGGTTTCAAGCTTGCGCTTATTTGGTCAACGATTGGTTCTATTGAGACCATTGATCATGTTCGCGGGCTAAAGTACACTCAAACATTCAAACAAAACTTGGATGAAATTTGCCCTCCTGTAATTACAAAATGCAAGACAAAGCCTTATACTAAGATTACATTCAAACCAGATTACGCACGTCTTGGAATTCCAGGATTGTCAAGTGATATGCTCGCACTTTTGCGCAAGCGCGTGTTTGATGTCGCTGCTGTAACCGATAAGTCTTTAAAGGTCAAGTATAATTCTAATTTGCTTCCTGTCAAGACATTTCAACAATATGTTGACATGTATATTGGCAGCAAGGACGAATCCAAACGCGTCTATGAAGATGCAGAAAATGGACGCTGGGAATATCTTGTTGCACTTGCACCTACACATGAATTTCAACAAGTCTCCTTTGTAAATGGTATTTATACTGCAAAGGGTGGAAAGCATGTAGAATATATTCTTAACCAAATCACAAAGAAGATGGTTGAATATATTGAGAAAAAGAAAAAGGTTGAAGTCAAACCTAATAGCATTAAAGAACAGATTATTTTGTTCTTGCGTTGCGACATTGAAAATCCTGCGTTTGATAGTCAGACTAAGGACTTTATGAATACACCCAGCTCCAAGTTTGGATCCTCGTGCGTTGTTAGTGACAAGTTTATTGAGAAGCTTGCAAAAATTGGGATCATGGATGCAGCTTGCGCAATTACCGAGGTTAAGGAAAACAAGGCTGCTAAGAAGACTGATGGTTCCAAGACCAAGAATATTCGCGGCATTCCTAAGCTAATTGATGCTAACTGGGCAGGAACTGAAAAGTCAAGTCAGTGTATGATTATCTTTTGTGAGGGTGATTCAGCCAAGGCAGGAATTGTTTCTGGTCTTTCCTCTGAAGATAGAAACACGATTGGCGTTTATCCAATGAAGGGTAAGATTCTCAATGTTCGCGGCGAGTCAACTAAGAAGATCTCGGAAAATAAAGAAATCGCAGAAATTAAAAAGATTCTTGGTCTAGAGACTGGAAAACAATACAAAGACATGGCAGATATTGCAA